AAGCCCCGGTACCATTCGAGGCTGATTATTTTGCCGCGGCAACCTTTGGTAAGGGCTTATGATCATGGACCTCGTCGTACTTCTCGAGACGGAGAGTTTCTTTGATTTTCCCTTTGATGATGTCTTTACTGTCACGGTTCATGACACGAAACTTCCGGATAAGATCCTGCTCCTCAGGATCCATTGTGAACTCGATCCCTGGGAAATACTCGGACAGGTTCCCGTAGGAAGGATTCAATGTTCCGGATGACAGGAAATCTCTCCGCATAAGGATAAGAAGATACTCTTCCATATTTGGCTCAATGCCAGGGGAGATAGCGTTCGGACTCGTCCAGTATCTTTCTGATACCTGGAAATATTCAGAGAGTGCGTGGTAGTAGTCTGGATAAGTCTTGTCCTTGTCCGTCAGCCAGTCAAGGATCAGCTTCTCGGTCACTCCAAGAGCTTCTGCAAGATCTCCAATCTTCGCTCCGGCAAAGTCGATCTGGTTGGCCAACTTGTTCTGGAATGTGACGGCCGTCTCATCGGTTCCCTCATATCCCAGCAGCTCTGCAACGGCAGTAGCATTGTAGCTTCCTCTGTCGAGCAGATAGTCGATGGATACTCTGAAATAATCCGCATACTTAATCAATGTTTCTACATTCGGCTCTACATCGTCCGATTCATATTTTGAAATGTTCGACTTCGATATATCGAGGATCGTCGACATCTCTTTCTGCGTTAATCCTTTTGATTCTCTGCACCTTCTCAGGTTTGCTCCAAGACTCATAGCACCACCTCCTGATTTGATTATAGGGGTTCAAAAAATGAAATTCAACAAAGGTTCAAAAAATGAAAGTTAATGCTTGACAAATTCACGATATGAAACTATTATTAAGGTGCAAGGTTCAAAAACTGAAACGGAAAGGAGGAGCACGATGGCATCGGAAATCAAACAATTCAGAGAATCTATGAACATGTCACAGGAGGAGTTTGGCAATATCATAGGTGTCTCAAAGGTGAATTACAGCAAAAAGGAACGGGGGCTCGTCAAATTCTCGCTGAATGAAGCATACACATTCTCCCGGCATTTTAAGAAGCCAATAGAGAAGATCTTCGGTCGCATCGAGTTTTCAAATGATGAACCCTTAAAATCATTATAAGAAATTAAGGAGTGAATGAACATGTCAAATTTAGGTGAAAAAGCGGCCGGAAACGTGTTCTATTTGTCACGTTCAAGGGCTTCAAACTGTAATGAAGCGTTATGTAGCCGTGAAGGAGCTGCTGCGATCATGGGAATCGACAGCCGTCGACTGTACCGAATCGAAACCGGAGTGGCACAACCTTCACCAGAGGACGTGGTCCTGATGGCAGATCTTTACAAAGCCCCTGAGCTGTGTAACCACTATTGCCGGAATTGCTGCCCGCTTGGACAGAATGTTCCGGAGGTAAGGACATCGAATATCGACAGCATCGTTCTGAATGTTGTCAGGGTCCTGAAAGATGTCTATGTGACCAGGGACAAGCTGCTGGATATCACTGAGGACGGAGTGATCGACGATACCGAGAAAGATGACCTGAACAAGATCATCGAAAACCTCGACAGGATCACGCAGGTAGCAGAGGAGCTAAAGACTTGGGCAAAGAAAAATGTGTAAGGGGGCGGTGATATGGAAGATCTGGAGAACCGTCCGGGTGTGATCAAGGTTATCCACTCGAAACCGTACTACACGGTCGAGGATGTCATGAGTTTACTCGGAGTGAGCAGGTCAAAGGCCTACAAGATCATCAAGGCACTTCGAGATCAGCTGGTAGCTGATGGAAAGATCAGCGCACTGTATCCGGCAGGAAAGGTGCCAAGAGTACATTTTGATAAGCAATTTTGCACAGGAAGGAGGGAATGAGGTGAGCTATTTCAGAGTATGTCCTGATTGCCATTGCAATTTGGATCCGGGTGAGCGGTGTACCTGCCGCGAAGAAGCCGAGGCACGGGACAGAGAGTTGGAGAAGGCACTCGACTACACCAAGCCTCAGGTAAGGTTCAGATTTGACGAGATGAAGAAGGGAGCATGAGATGAAGCGTAAGACGATATATGCATGGGGAGTTTTTCTCTTCTCGGTGTTTCTTCTGGGAACGGTAGGAGCACTGGAACAGGGAACGATCAGCTGTCTGCAAGGGTTCTGGCAGACGATCATCGGGATTGCCGGCGGCGGGTTCTTTTGGAATCTTCTCCGGATTGAGGAGAACAGAGCCGTACGGCGTGGCCGGATGTCTTACACCCCGGCAAAGAGGAAGAAGGTTCACAGACACAATGCTATGAGGAGGTCAGCATGACAGAAGAGGAGAAGATTGTTGAATACGCAAAGCGGAAGCAGGCTCTGCACATCAGCCTCGGCTACGAGGATGCCGAGAGTGAGTGGTATCTCGAGAGGCTGATCGAGGAGCAGAAGAAGCAGATGGCATTCACCAAGATTTCAATCGCAGTATCACTTGGACTCGTGGAGATCGTAGAAAAGGAAAAAGAGCACCTGGAAAACCAGAGTGCCCTCAACAGCTAAGTCCATTCTACGCCAAAGTTCCGAGAAAAGCAAGTTAATTTTTAAGAATGGAGGTCACTATGAACGAATTATCAATCATCAAGCAATATCCGCCGGAGAAATTCAATCTCCTGGGGAACACCATGGTAGTCACGGAAGTGCCGGAGATCATGTCACCGGTTATGCAGGCTGTCACGATTGAAACGGATCCCGAAAAAGGGGATGTGTATGTTCAGCAGAAAGCCAGCGATGCATGGACGGACAAGAGAGGTGTTCACCATCCGGCATCACCTACTCGTTACGCTTTAACAAAGAACGGCCTGAAGAAGCTGGCTGACGGTGCCGGCATCAAGGTCGTAAGCAGCGAGTCAGTTCTTCCGACCACATGTCAGAAATGTGCAGCAGTCAACAGATCTATCGGAAAGCCGATCAACTGCGCAGCATGTCAGAACAAAGATGTAGCCTACAAGGTTACCATTTCCGTACCTCAGCTCACGGGCGAGGTTCTGTATGTTTCCGATACAAATGAAATAAATGTGGATTGCCAGAACTTCACGAGCGACAAGGAAAAGTCGCAGTTCATGAAGTTCCGGAATGAAATCTGCGAAGCGAAAGCCCTGAACGGTGCAATCCGTACAGCCCTTCACATCAAAGGAACCTACACGGCACAGGAGTTGGCCAAACCTTTCGTGGTGGCCTATCTGGTGCCGAATATGAATAACGAAGCGGTAAAGCAGACGGCGATCTCGAGTATGTTCCAGTCATCGAGGCGGCTGTTTGGAGAAGAAGAAAAACCGGCGCTGGCTGCTCCATCGGTCAATGAGGAACCGGTACCAGATGAAGTTCTTGATCATTTTGTGGACGAAGTTGTCTATGAGCAGCCGAAGGAACCTCTGCCGGATACAGAAGTCCACTATCAGCAGGAAGTTGAGCAGATGCCTCCGTCGCAAAGGCAGCAGGCTCAGCCCGTACGGCAGGAACAGCCCCAGGAAGCTGCTCCGGCAGATGCGCCGATGTGCTGTGAGAAGTGCGGAACGGATATCAATCAGAAGGTATTTGAGTTCTCGGTCAGAAAGTATGGACGGCCGCTGTGCTACAAATGCCAGCGTAGTTGAAAGAAAGGAGAGGATCTTACATGAGTATTAAGATTTTGCATTGTGCAGACTGGCACCTCGGAGAGAGGAAAGGACCGGTCAGAGATGGCGTCAACCTTCGGGGGCAGGACACCATCGACAGGATTAAAGAGATCATTGAGTTTGCAAAGATCGCAAAGCCGGACATCGTACTGATGTCCGGGGATGTTATCGATAAGCCGGATGTTTACGGCAAGCGGGCGTTGAAGGACGAGCTCGATGCAGAGGAGCTGCTCTCGGAACTGGCAGAATACACAGAGCGGATGATCGTGATTCGCGGGACACCGAACCACGATGGAGCAGAGGCCTTCGCAGCACTGAACGAGCATTTTAAGAAGAATGACACGGTGGACATTGTAACAACTCCGACGGTGATCCATACACCGAACCTCGATGTTGCGTGTCTCCCTGGCTTCGATCGGGGAGTCTTCCGCGCGGCATACCCGGATGTTCCGAAGGAGAAAGAGGCGGAAGTCTTCTCGGCAGAGCTGGGAAACATCGTCCTCGGGCTGAAAGGAATGTGCAATGGAAATGTGCCATCCGTCCTGATGGCTCACTACTATGTTCCTGGAACGGACACGGGATCAGGCGGGGGAAGCTTCATCCAGAAGTTTGAACCGGTTCTGGAACCGACCGTCCTCAACTCGGCAGCCTTCGATTTGGTTGCCCTGGGACATATCCACAGGCCGCAGCAGCTGCCTACCGTGAAGAACTGTTTCTACTCCGGAGCAGTCAATCGGTTCACCTTCAATGATGAAGGGTTCCCGAGAGGTTTTTATATGCACACCATCGAGGAAACGGGCGAGATCACCAGCCAGCTGATTCCTCTGAAAGCCCGGGAGTTCTACACGATCCGCCTCGACAATAACGATATCGCATCAATCAATGCCGGTCTGTATGACATGGCGGCCTATAAGTGGAAAGGCCATGCGGAGGATGCAATCGTCAGAGTGCGATACACCTGCATGGAAGCAGAGCATAAGGCTCTCAATCATGCCCTTCTGGAAAAGCGGCTGTATGAGGACGGTGTCTTCTATGTTACCGAGATCCTGCCGGACGAAGTTCTGGAGGATGTGGACCGAAAGAGCATGGGAAAGGAAGCTGATCCGGAAAGCAACCTGATCGAGTATCTCCGCAGAAAGGAAGTCCCGGAAGAGGAGATTGAACGGCTCGTAGAGTTGGCCAAACCGATCATTGTTAAGGCCATGACGGATGTATCCGCATCGGCCATGCAGGGAACCTTCGTTCCGATCAGCATTGAAGTACACAATTATCGAAACTATGTTGACGAGAAGTTTGATTTCTCACCGATCACCTTCTGCACCATCAACGGAGACAACGGTGCCGGAAAGAGCAGCCTGTTCTGTGATGCCCTGGTTGACTGCCTCTATGAAGAACCGAGAGAGGGCGGAAACCTCGGAGATGCAAGCTGGGTGAGAGGATCCGCAGAAGCAAAGTCCGGAACGATCATCTTCACCTTCGGAATCGGAGACAAGGTCTTCCGGGTGACGAGAAAGCGTCTGAAGTCGGGAACGCTCACACTGAACCTTGCAGAGCTGATCGACGGAGAATGGGAGAACCGGTCAAGTGAACGGGCTCCTGAGACTCAGAAGAAGATCTTGCAGATCCTCGGCATGGACAGCCTAACCTTCAAGTCCTGCGCTCTGATCATGCAGGACCAATACGGATTGTTCTTGCAGGCTTCCAAAGATGAGCGCATGACGATCCTGTCAAACCTGCTCGGACTTGGAATCTATGACAGCATGGCCCGAATTGCCGATGAAGAACGGAAAAAGGTTCGGGTGGAGAAGGATGCAGCACAGCAGGAGATCGAGATCCAGGAGGAGAACATCAAATCCTATGGAGATCCTGCTGACGAACTGGAAGGCGCGAAAATCTACCTCGAAGGGGAGAAGGAAACGCTGGACCGGCTGAATGAGCAGAAAGAGGTCGTTTCTTTTGAACTCCGCACCCTCGCAGATGCGCAGGAGCGGGCGGAAAAGCTGTCCGAGTCTATTAAGACCTTGACGGGAAAAATCGCTCTCTACGAGGCCGAGAGACAGCGACAGCTTGCAGTAATGACCGAGTGCGATTCGGTTCTTTCCCAGGAGGCTGAGATCAAAGCCAAAGCGGAAGAATGCAGAGCACTGGAAGAGCAGGATAAGCAGCTGATTGAGCAGAAAACCCTCTATGTTACCAAGAAGGCGGCTCTTGCTCAGAAAGAAGCTGAGTTGGCCAAGATAAAGGCTGACCTTGTAAAGGCAGAGGCCGAGAAAGAACAGGAATATGCAAAGCTCCTGATCCTGAAGGACGATTCCGGGGATGAAGAGATCCGGACGAAGGCGGAAGAGTACGACCAGAAGATGGTTCTCTACGACGAGATGAAGAGCCTTCAGATCAAGCACCAGGAGATGAAGCATGAGCTGGCCGAGTGCGAAGCGGATCTAAAATCGGTCGTTGCGGAAAGGTGGTCGGCCATGAAGGCTCTGGAAGCTGAGCAGGCGGTTCTGGAAAAGAAAACCGAACTGCTGAAATCTTCCGGATGCGTCGATGTCGAGAATGCAAACTGCAAGTTCTTGCAGGATGCAAAGGCAGCAGAGGAACAGCTGAAGGAGATCCCGGCCAGAAGAGAAGCGATCGAAGCAAAGTATGGACCGGTGATTGAGAACTTTGAAACCGTGATCAAACAGCACGAGTCCGAAGTAGAGTCCCTTGGATATCATCAGGACGCTATGGAGATCATCCAGCACGAACTGGTAGCACTGAAACCGTACAAAGATCGCGCTGCTGACCTTCAGAAGAAAGCCCTCGAAATTAGCGCCTTAGAGGCCTCTTTGGAGGCTAAGGGTGTAAATATATCCAACCTTGCAGAAAGGTTCGAGACGGTCAAAGGAGAGGGCACAGAGCTTGCCTCAGAAGTGGAACAGTACAAGACGTCGTACGAAAAGAGCATCATGGTTCAGGCGCAGCTGGCACAGCTCCGGCCATGGCTCGAAAAGGAGAAGCAGCTTCCTCTGATGACCGAAAGAAAGACCAATGCCATCCAGAGATACACGGAAATGGATGTGCAGATCCAGGAGGTTATGAGCGACTGTGAAACCAAGCAGAAGGAAATGGATGCAGAGATCGCCAAGACAACCGGCATCGAAGAGAAGCGCAAGGCCGTTGCGGAGCTGGATGCGAAGATCTCCGGAACAACCGGGAACATCTCGGCGCTTCAGACGCAGATTGGATCCTTGCAGCAGAAGCTCGATACCATCGCTGAGAAGACTAAGCGGATCGAAGCCCTCCGGGAGAGCGTCAACATCCTTGCAGCTAAGACAGCTGACTATGAACGGCTGAAGACTTCCTTCTCACAGGACGGCATCCCACACCAGATCATTTTGAGCATCCTGCCGACACTGATTGACACTTCCAACACGATCCTCGGACAGATGACCGGTGGAAAGATGGGAGTGGACTTCAAAACGGAAAAGGTCAACACCCAGAAGAAGGAAAAGGTGACACTCGATGTCCTGATCAACGAGTACGGAAAGGGAACGCTCCCGTATCTCTCCAAGTCCGGAGGTGAAAAGGTTAAGGCTTCCCTGGCTGTCATCCTCGCTTTGGCCGAGATCAAATCGAGCACGGCAGGAATGCAGCTCGGCATGCTGTTCATCGACGAGCCGCCATTCCTCGATGATTCCGGAGTTCAGGCGTACTGCGATGCACTGGTAACGATCCAGAGAAGATACACCGATCTGAAGATCATGGCCATAACCCACGATCCGACGATGAAGGCTCGATTCCCGCAAGGCCTAACGGTTACCAAGGACGAAAACGGCAGCCACATCAGGTGGGACTAAGAAACATAAGACCTCGGACTATATCTGAAATCTGTTGTGGCATCCGCTCCGAGGCAGGATGCCACGCTGAAAGGAAAAACTTATGGGAAATGTAAAGTGGATTAAGATCACAACGGACATATTCGATGACGAGAAGATTCTCCTGATCGAAAGTCTTCCGGAAGCAGATTCCATAATAGTGATTTGGTTCAAGCTGCTATGTCTGGCAGGAAAGATGAACAACAGCGGAGTGTTCGTCATGAATGACAAGGTGGCATACACAGACAAAATGCTGGCGACGATCTTCCGGAGGAAAGAATCAACCGTCAGGTTGGCACTCGAAACATTCCAGAAATTCGGGATGATCGAAATAGTGGATGATGTCATCACAATCCCGAACTGGGGAAAGCATCAAAACCTCGATTCGCTCGAAAGAAAGACGGATTACATGAGAGGTTATATGCGTGATTACCGCGAAAAACAAAAGAAAATCGCGTGTAAATCTAACGGTAAAACTAACAGTAAGGCTAATGTTAGCCGTACAGAAGAAGAAGGAGATATAGAAAGAGATATAGAAGGAGAAATTAAGAATACTGTTGCCCGGAGCTCTGCGAAGCAGACCTCCGCACCTGAAGCAGATGTGGCAGCTGTAATTTTGAATGATGGATCAGAATGGAGGCCTTCTCAACCGCTGTATGAGGAATATGTGAGATTGTATCCGAATGTCGATGTGAAATATGAGTTCAACAAGATCAGAGGCTGGTGCATCTCAAATCCGGAGAAGAGGAAAACATTGAAAGGTGTTACTCGCTTCGTGAACTCCTGGCTGAGCAGGGAGCAGGACAAGGGATATAAGAAACCGGCTCAACCGCAGACCTCATACGGATCATCGAGTGAATACGATCCTTCGCTCTTTGAACCTCCGTTGAACTGAAAGGAGTGAGCGCATGTTGGAGTTTGAAGAGATCAAAATGCGAATGATGGCCATGCGTGAAGAAGCCAGGAAGAACCCGCCGAAGATGATCCAGTATGACTGTCCGGATTGCAAGGATAGCGGGATCCTGACAAGGATGGATGAAAACGGTGTGGAATGGTCGAAGACATGCAAGTGCGTGGAAATGCGACAGGCGAGAAGGATATTGCAGCAGAGTGGGATGTCGGATCTTCAGAGGACATCGACATTTCAAAACTATCGGACATACAACGAACCGGAGTTGGCCAGAGCGAGAAACACGGCGGTTACCTATTACCATCAGTTCCTCGACATCGAAAAAAGCCGGTACAACTCGATCATCTTTGCCGGAAAGGTCGGCACCGGAAAGACGCACCTGGGCGTTGCGATCTCCGTTAGCCTGATGGAAATGAGGGTTCCTGTGATCTATATGCCGTATCGAAATGCAATCACGGCTTTGAAGCAGACCATCATGGACGAGGAAGGCTATGCACGGGAAATGAACAAATACCTGAATGCCAGGGTCCTCTATATCGATGATCTTCTGAAAGGTCAGCCGACGGAATCGGACAGGAAGATCCTGTTTGAGCTTATCAATCACAGATACAACAACGGCCTGCCGATGATCATTACAACGGAGGTGAGGCCGGAAGGACTGATTGCATTTGACGAGGCGATAGGATCGAGGATCCTGGAGATGTGCAGAGAGCGTGTGGTTGTGTTCCGGAATAGCAAGAATCATCGGTTGAGGGGGATGCAGGAATGAGGCAATGGCACGGATCAGATTACTACGAGAAGGAGTTTTTGAAAGGCTTTAATGCAATAAACCCGTCACTCTCCGGGTGGCAGATCTGGGAATATGCGATCTCATGTATGGCATGCAGCATATCCAACAGTATCGAGCTGGATCAGAAGCGGAGAGCCAGGAGAGAGGCGGAATATGAACGGTCGCTGAAAGCGGTCGGAGGAAATGTAGATGCCCTTGCACGGCTTATGGCCATCATCGTAGATGCGCTGGAAGCCAAACCGGAGGAAGACTTCCTCGGAAAAATGTACATGAACCTGAACATGGGGAATCACTGGACAGGGCAATTCTTTACACCACAGTCGGTCGCTGATTGTATGGCGCTGATATCAATTCCAGATGCAAAGGCCGAGATCGGAAGAAAAGGGTATATGTCAGTTTGCGATCCGTCCTGCGGAGCAGGCATCAACCTTCTGGCGGCGGCCAAAGTATTCAGACAGCAGGGGATCAATTATCAACAAGATGTCATTTTTATAGGACAGGATATCGACAGAGTTGTGGCGCAGATGTGTTACATCCAGCTGGCACTCAGCGGAGCAGCTGCTTATATCTGCGTGGCGGATACGCTGATCAATCCTTGCACCGGAAAGACGGATCTGATTCCGATCGAGAAACCGGGACAGGACATCTGGTACACGCCGATGTATTGGACGGAGATCTGGCAGACAAGGATATTCTTTCAGCACATGGGACTTGGAAGCGGTCTGAAAAAGCTTCCGGAAAAAGAGCACTACTTCTTCACATTTGATTTCAGAAAGGAGAACCAGGATGGAAACATCAGTTATGGAAAAACAGCAGGATGACTTCATGTTAAAGCCGGTTGAAGCGCCGGAACTGGAACATGAGGAGATCTATAAGCAGGCGTTGGCCGTGCATGAGAAGCTGCTCAAAGGAGTAAGCAAGGAATACGCAATGGTATTCGTGAAGCCGACGGACGAGTTTATCCGTCGGAGGATGAAGGAATCAAAAGCCTTCTGTGAAGATCTGCTTCAGCCGGAGAAGTCTTACACGACCTGTGGAAAGATCGTGAAGGACAAGGCAAGAAAGCAGGCACAAAACGGAATGGCGTGCATCGAAGATATGACCGTCTTTGAGTGGATCGAGGACTATATCCACCGGGACGAGGCGAAAGCAGCTGAGGAAGAGAAGAAGAAAGCTGAGAATCCGAAGACCACGGCACCGAAGATCAAACCGGCAGAGAAGTTCGATGCCAAGAAGGCGGCTGAAAAGGCGGTGGCCAAGAGCGAGGAGAAGAAGCCTGAGGATAATCTTTCGGAAGCTAAAGATGATCTTCAGGAGAGCAAAGTTACACCGATTTCAGCTGGAAGAAAAGCGGTTCAGAAACCGAAACCGGAGCCCAAGCCGGAAGAACCGAAAAAGAAGAAGGGCGAGGTTGAAGGCCAGATGTCCCTATTTGATTTCTTCGGATAGGGGGCGGTCACATGAAGGTGAAAGGATTTAGGGACCTGCCTGATCCGGTAGTAACAGATGATGTGAAGAAAATGTTCCGAAGGAGCAAGAGAAAGAAGATGGACTATTTCTTCATCACGGCATTCCAGAAGAACCTGAACGGTGAACGGATGCTGGTTCTCGATGTGTTCATTCGTGTAGACGGCGAAATCAAACCGATGCTGCGGTGCTTCTTTGGCAAAGAGGAATATGCGACTCTGGATCTGCGAGAGAAACCAAAGTGGCGGGACGGAGCACTGGACAGCATTATCGGATACCGGTGGTACAGCTGGCAGCGCAAATATGAAGTTCAGTGGGCGAGCGATCAGGACAGGATCACCGCACAGAAATGGTTCAAGGCCTTCGCCAAAAGGAACGGATATGCTTTTGAACTCGACCCAGATGCAAAGGCACATACGGACATAGACGAGTATCAGATCATCATCCGGGAAAAGAAGAACCGCAAGAAGTGGCAGGCTGAACGAGATCGGATGGACATGGTGATGAAGACATTCGGGAAGCTGCCGAAGGACTGGAAAGAGTTCTCGCAGAAAACAGTCATGGACGAACACAACTACTTCTTCTACCAGCTTGGAAAAGACAAGGGATTGGCTTACTGCTCCAGATGCCAGCATGAGTTCAAGATCCGTAAGGAAAAGGGGGAGTGGATGACCTGGGGAGTTGATGTACCGGTGTGGATCAAGGGGAAACCGAAGCACAACCGAGACTTCTACTGTCCGGCCTGCAATAAGCTGATACCGAGCAAGAGCATCGGTTACGGACACAATCTGGTAGAAATCGAGTGGAGCTGCCTTGTGCAGCACAATGGTGAGAATCAGGTGCAGGTCAGATTCCATCGACATATCAAAGACTATCGACAGGACTTCCGGCATCCGACATACCACTGCGACGAACTGTTCCGGTTTGTTCATTTCCCGGATGCGGTGATAGACGCGACATTCGATATAGATAAGCACTTCAATCGTGAGGATTGGATCCCGATCCCGAATAAACCATGGTTCTCAAACCCGAGTGTGTTCTCTGAACCGGCGCACCGCACGGTGTTATACAACCAGCACCTCGAAGATGATCTGAAAGACACCTGGCTCCGGTACTGCTCGGTTGAGAAGTTCCTGCAACTGAATCCGGAACAGAAAGACCCGTGGTTCATCAATGTGTTCATAGGCAGATACCGGAAGTATCCCTACATGGAGAAGCTGGTCAAGATAGGATTTGGAAACCTTGCGGAAGTGTTGATGGGATACGGAACGATCCCGATGCAGGATGGACGGAACATCTGTGACGTTCTGAAGCTGTCGAGAGAGAACTTCCTGCTTTTGAAAGAGGTCAGCAGCAATCCCCGGAAGGAAGATCTGGAAGTGTTGCAGAAAGTCCAGGAATTGGGACAGCGAGTGACGGAAGACGAGCTCTCCGCTCTGATCAATATGCAGTATTTATACCGCATCCATGTTGAGGATGTTCTGGAATTGAGACAGTACACCACGATCCATAAGCTATGGAAGTACATCGGAACGCAGCACTCACGGGTGGGTGTCGATATGAAAGACTATGTTGAATATATCCGCTGGATCAGGGAGATGGGGGCAGACCTCAAAAATGAGTTCAATCTGTTTCCGAAAGATTTCTGGGAAGCACACGATCGGAAGTCAACCGAGTATGTAGCATTCAAGGACGCAAGGCTTCGGGAGCTGATGAAAGAGTTTAATAAGCAGCTCGAAAAGCAGAAGGCCACCAAAGCGGAGAGCATGGCTGTGGCTGGCCTGCTGATCCGGTTGCCCAGGAAGATCGAAGAACTCGACAGGGAGGGCGAAGCTCTCCACCACTGCGTAGGAACATATAAACAACGGGTGATTGCGGGCGAGACGAGGATCTTCTTCATCCGGCAGGAGGCTGATCCGGAGAAACCATACTACACACTCGAATGGAAAGATGATCATGTGGTGCAGTGCCGGGGACGGAACAACTGCAATATGACACCGGAGGTCAAAGCTTTCGTGAAGATCTTCGAGGAAAAGATGGGAGCAAAGAAGAAACGCAGGAGGGCGAGCTGATGGCAGGAAGACAGAAGATCTACAACTATTTGGGAAAACTGAATGATGATGACCGGCAGCAGCTTGCCGGATACCTGATCAAGGCCGGGTATGCGGTCAGGATCGGGAAGGAACAGAAGGAAGGCAAAGGCAAGACGATATACTACGTCGAATACTGGAAGGAGGGAGAGGATGCACCGAACTAAGGTTGAATGGGCGGACAGAATGTGGAATCCAATCAGCGGCTGCATGAAGAACTGCTCTCACTGCAAATGTACGGAACGAGGCGGCACCTTCTCAGGAGACATCCGGTTCAATAAGAGCATGACGAATCAGTACAGCCGGGACGGTGAGGTTTTCATTCTGGATGATGTCTTCATCACCAAGACAGGGCAGCACGCATCGAGGCCGTTTGGATTCTCCCCGACATTCTTCCGGTACAGAAAGAAGATCATTGACGAGCTGAAAACACCCGGAAATGTGGTCGTTGGATACGAAGGAGATATGTTCGGACCGTGGATCAGCGACGAGATGTTGAAAGAGGTGTTTGAACAGGCGAAAGGAACGCAGCAGAGATTGCTCTTCGTAACCACTTTCCCGGAACGATACGAGGATCTGGAACAGAAGGGCATCCTGCCGGAGGGAGATCAATACTGGTACGGATGGGCGGTCACGAAAGGAAGGACCAAGGTACCAGAGATCAAAGGACACCGGTTCATGGTATGCGAGCCTTTACTCGGGCCGGTTGGAGAGATCCCGGAAGAGGTTGAATGGGTGGTGCTCGGTGCAGACACCAAGAAGTACAAGGACCGGGTAACACCGAAGGAAGAGTGGGTGGATGGAATCGAAGCTGACTGCGAGAAGAAAGGGATCCCGCTCTTCATGGGAAGCAGCATCGAAGCCTATGCGAGCAATCCGAAGAAGCAGTATCCGGAGAAACTGAAGACGAAAGAACTCAGCAGCATCCGGAAAGGCATCTACGAAACGGACTGTAATGCCTGCGGAAAGCATGGGATGAAGAGAGAAATGTGTGCCCTGTCCGTACAGTACGGCAGAGGCGGCCCGAGATACGCACTCGGATATCTGTGCCACGATTGCCTGGATGCGTGGATCGAGGAGTACAAACTGAACGATGTCCCGAAACTGTGAAGGATATCCTGATCCGACATTCTGGCAGGCTTATGCACGGATCAGGAAGGAGGAGAAAATGGGAAAGATTAGAAATTGCAGGCTGACGCCGGAGGAAAAGTATATCCACAAGAGAGCGGTCAGCCTGCGGAACCTGAATGACGAGGAGCTGGTAGGACTTGTTGATAAGTCACAGCCGATCAAAAGAGAGCTGAGAAAGGAACGCACCTACGCGGTGGCAGCATTCATCGAGGCAATCGCAACTATTCCGGGTATCGGTCAAACTACCCTGGAGAAGATCAGAGCATACGCAGAGGAGGAGCACTACATTGAACCCGAGCAGGCAGATTCAAGGAAGGCGCAGTAAGGCCTTAGGAGATATTTTTGAAAGACGGATAGAACATGCGCTGACGAGATACGAAGGACTGAATGTGGCTTGTATCCAGAAGACACCGGAGGCAATGAAGGTGCTTCGGCCACTGGGTAACGGACACTTTGAATGCGTGTTTGAGAAGAAGTGTCAGCCAGATTTCAAGGGAAGCCTCTGTGATGGAACAGCGATCGTGTTTGAAGCGAAGCACACCGATTCAGACAGGATCAAGCAGGAAGTGGTCACGGAAACGCAGACGAAGTTCTTCCGGACTTACAGCCGGCACGGGGCAAGGTGCTATGTGATGGTCAGTATGGGGCTGGCATCCTTTTATCGGGTTCCCTGGGATGTCTGGGAACACATGAAGGAGCTGTTCGGCCACAAGTATATGGACGCAAAAGATCTGAAACCCTATCGGGTTAGTGAGAGTGAAGGGATCATCCGCATACTCGATGGGATCGAATTGAAAGGAGATTACGATGAAGATACCAAAGATTGAACTTGCAGCCAAGATCGGGAAATTGAAAGCAATCGTTCCGAAGAAAACGCCTATGGCCGCATTACAGACGGTTTTACTGAAAGACGGGTGTTTGATCGCCTCTGACATGGAAATGACCGTGCAGGTCAAATTAGAGGGCATCTCGGCAGGATTAGAAGAGTCCTTCCTGATACCCGAGAGCATGTTCCAGTTGATAAGCAATCTTCCATCCGGAGATGTGGAAATCACGGCCAAAGAGATCGAAGCAGGCATGGAAATGGAATTGAAGTGCGGGAAGATCCGGAACAAGTTTACCGGCCTTAGCCCGGAAGTGTATCCGGCCATCAAAGGTTTGGAAAATGTGAAGTTTGAGATCGAGGTTGAAGCCGAGAAGCTTCTGGCCGGAATCACGCATGTGCTCTTTGCGGTGGATGACGGATCTGGAAATCAGCTGATGCGAACACTCAACCTCAGCTGCGCAAACGGATATCTGAACTTCAAAGGTTTGGACGGTCACATGATGGCATGGGACAAGGTGCCGAAGGAAGGACAGTTTGATATCAACATCCCGAAGCGCACCTGTCAGCAGATCCTCAACATGGATCTCCAGGGAATGGTGAATATCACATCCGACGGAAGCACGGTCCGGTTTGAGACGGAGTACATCATGATCGAGTCCAGACTGCTCAACGGTGAGTTCTTCAAAACGGATCAGCTGTTCCAGGATATGCCGCTCACGGCGGCGGTCAACCGGAAAGCTTTTGTGGAATCGCTCAACAGGGCGAACCTCTGCCGGCTCGACAATGATCCGATCAAGCTGAACTTCTCCGGCGATAAGGTCCGGATGGAATTGATCAACAGCCGGAACGACTACAACGAGGAGATCCAGCTGAACGATGAAGTGAAAGAGGAACTGCGGATCGGCATGGATCCCCGGCTCCTGATGGCAGCAATCAAGTCCTTTGACTCAGAGAACATCTACATGGAGATGCAGACGGCCAGACAGCCGATCAAGCTGCTGTCGGACGAAAGCGATATGAAAGCCATCGTGCTTCCTGTCGCAATCAAATAACGATCCTTTTGGTCAAGGATATATATCACAGACGCAACTTATTGTAAGGCATGTCGTTGGAGCTGCCCTCGGTCTTCTGGACAGCTCCAGAAAGGAGGATCTTATGAAATGTCCTATCTGCCAAAGGGAGTATAAGCGGTTGCTGGCTCTCTCCCGGTATGACAACAAGACGATGATCTGCGACTCTTGCGGTCAGAATCAGGCTTTGGATGATTTCTTTTATCACAAGAACAAGATGTTAAGCCCTTATGACAGAACAAGGAATGCGGTGTATGCATCCGGCAACAAATGGGCAATCGAGAACTTTGAGGCTACGCACAATTAGGAGGTTGTATGGATAACCTATACAAACAGGTCCGCATGGATGACGGGAAGATCTACACCGTGATCGTAGAGTGCCGGAACCGGATCACCTGCATATTTGAGGAGTGTATGCAGACGCTCAGCTTCCGGACGGCGCACGACCTGGAAAAGTACATGGAGAACCACAGCGTATGAAGTGCAGGATATGCGGAAGGAAGATCAGCAATCCGGACAGCGTGAGGAACGGCATCGGGCCGATCTGCTACCGGCTGATCTACGGAGACGAGGACGAACCGGTGGAAGAGGTCAGATATACACCTCTCCCCGGGCAGATGTCGATATTTGATTTGGAGGTAGAAGATGGAACGGATAACAAAGTATGACCCTGTGTGCAAGTGCTACAAGGTGAAGCCGGGCGTGCAGGACGGGAGAAGTGTTGTGCAGGAACTGGGTGTCTATGAGGACATCCACGAAGAAGAGATCAAGAAGGCAACGAACATTACGGACATCAGAGACACCTACTTCACCAAGGGTGCGAAGCTGGATCCGTATTGGGAAAACTTCGGAAGAAAGGAGGTGCAGGGGAATGGCTCAGAAGGTGACGCAGAGGGATAGAGTGCTTCAGTACATCAAAGACTTTGGCTCGATCACATCCTGGGAGGCTTATTCCGAACTCGGAATCACGCAGCTGGGGGCTCGGATCTTCGAGCTGAAAGATCGCGGATACAACTTCGAGAAGGAACGGGTGAACACGAAGAACCGGTACGGAGATCAAACACATTTCGACCGGTACAAGCTGGTGAGTTAGGAGGAGAGCGTGGCACTTTACATGATGGTGACAAAAGACAAGTACGAACTACCACTGGCCGTCGCAGGAAGTGCAACGGAACTCTCACGGATGACAGGAGTGTCGGAAATGCAGATTTACAGTCAGGCCAGCAAATACCGGCACGGCCTCCTGAAGCGGTCAAAGTTCGTGAGGGTGGAGGATTACGAGGAGGAGTAGCAAATGGTTTTAGGCTTAATAATAGGCTTTGTCGTGGGATGTTTCTTCGGACTGATTCTCATGGCTCTGATGGTTGCAGCAAGCAGAGATGACAAGGAGGGAAGAGATGGACATTGAAACGAAAGAGATTGTGAATCAACTGAAATCCAGGCTGGAGCAGTTCGAGGACAAGGACGAGAGCTATCAGGAGGGGATCGTCCGGGGAATGTTCTTCTCGATCACAGCTATGCAGCACGGCATCCAGTATGCCGACAAGAAAGTATCACTGAGGAAAAAGGACAATGTGAGCATCGAGAGAAGCAAACCGGTGAAGGAATATGTAACCAGAGACTGTGATCGCTGTTAGGAGGAGAGATGGAGTTTATAGACGAGGTGATGTTACGGATCGAGAAATACTGCATTGATCCGACAGCTGTCCAAAATGTGCTCTATGTAATGCTCGAGAACTACACCATGGAGCGAAAGTCTACCCAGCTTACAGTATATGAACCTGATTCAAACGAAGCACTTCTGAAAAGATTTCTGATGGCGAAGAAAATCAAAGGGTTATCAAAGCGGACTCTGGAATATTACGGAGATACGATTCCGAGGTCGCTGGAACTGATGGGAAAAAATGTGATTGATATCACAACGGATGATCTTCGGATCTTGTTCGCCAAGAGGATGATGCAGGGCGCGTCGGCGTGCACCTGTGATAATGAGCGCCGGAACCTTTCGTCGTTCTTCCAGTGGCTTCAGAACAACGACTATATACACAAGAATCCGATGGCATTGATTGATCCGATAAAAGCGAAGAAGACAAAGAAAGAGGCTTTCAGTGATCAGGAAATCATAATGATGCGAGACAGGCTGGAAACGACAAAGGAAAAGGCAATCTTCGAGATCCTGCTGAGTACCGGATGCCGTGTAACGGAATTGTCGCAGATTAAGATCTGCGATGTAAGCCTGGAAGATAATTCCATACTTGTTCACGGCAAAGGAAACAAAGACCGATATGTCTACATGAACGCAGCTGCTCGTTTTGCTTATGACAAATACATGGCTGATCGGAAGGATGGCAGCATATATGTCTTCCCAGCGTGTATCAAATGCACGGATCCAACATTCCATACACTCCGGAAGCACCACGATCTGAAAAGGTGGTATCAATTCCCACAGATGATTGATGAAGTAAGGCATCTGAATGCCGGGACGATTGAATCAAACATCCGTGAGATCGGACAGGCCGTAGGTGTAAAAGCGCATCCGCATAAGTTCCGCAGGACATGCGCGACGAATGCGCTCAGGAACGGAATGCCGATTGAAATGGTATCGAAGATGCTGGGACACGAGAACATAGCAACGACACAGATCTATCTCGATCTGAATGACGAAGACCTTGCATCCATGCACAGAAAATATGTGAGGTAGAACAAACGAAAGGAATTAGATATGAATCTGGAAGTGCAAAAGAAACATTTTGAACATCATATTGCCAAGTTTACTGATTATGGCAATATCAAAATTCTTGATTTCCAAAAGCCAGACAGCAGCGAGTACAGGATCCGCTTTCTGTTTGAAGAAGATTACTATCGTCTGCACATATCCGGAGATCTCGGCGAATTGATTGCTTCAAACTTCCATAACATGTGTTGGGATGAATTTGATGACTATGTTCATAACCCGGGATATTTTGAAGAGAAAATCGACACACACAGCCGTCCGATATATGTCTATGACGAGGAGAAGGCAAGAAAAGATCTGATCGAAAGATTGAAAGGAGTTTCATTTATACCGACATTCGACTTTGAAACCGAAGAAGAACTGCGAGATGAAACCATCGATGATATTCTTTCTGACTTTGACGATCGAAGAGGAATCGGAAGCAAAGGCTATGATGCCCTGAGCGAATATGACAGCGATTGCTGGGAATATATATCAGAGATCGGCAAAGAAAAAACCGGAATTATTGAATTATATCTGCTGGCGTTCGATCTCGCAAAGAAGAAATTGGAGGAGGACGGATGCTAAAACCGAAAGTTGATGTCTCGGAGTTTGAGAAGTACGGCTTCCGGCCATGCAAAGGGATTCCGAGATACTGTAATTGCTATTACCTGTGCGTGAGCCGTGGTAAGAAGATGATCTTCGTATCTGAATTTATGTATGCCATCAATGATTGGACTGATACAGATCCGAGAATCCATAAGAAGCCAAACTGCCGGTATAAAGATATCCGGACGGCTCTGGATATCACATACGAGATCATAAAGGCCGATATGCTGGAACAGGTACCAGGATGAAAGGAGAATGAGTGAGCGATAGGCAGTATTTCATAACCTGCAATCTGAGCCCACAGCAGATGGAACAGGCCATCAGACAGCGGGAGGGTGTAAAGCCAAAGTACCACAAGGGCATATACAGTAAGAAACACGACTATTGGACTTGTGGAAACTGCGGAGCAACACTCTCCCACGGTGTGACCGAGAACTACTGCTTCAACTGTGGTTACTACGTCAAATGGGACAGTTGCAGATGTCTGACAGGAATACATGATGGAGAGGAAGTGAATTGATGAGCAAGAAGACGATAACGAAGATCTTGTCGGTGCTTCTCATTTTGGCCGTGATTACATACATCGTCTGCATATTCGCATTTATCTTCTCCGGGAACGATACGCTGGTGATTATAGGAGGCTGCCTGCTGTTTGCTCCGGTAGGCGTGATCCTGATCTTCATGATTACACTCATCTGCGTAAATGTGGTTCAAGATCTGGTGGAAAGGAGATGCAAAGATGAGCACATGCAAGAGCTGCGGAGCAGAGATCAAATGGATCAAGATGAAGGGGACGGGGAAGGCGATGCCGGTTGATGCGGCGCCGATCAGTTACTCGGAGAACCTTCACCCAGGAGCGAAAGACTCTTTGACGCTGGTAACAGAGAATGGGACCATCGTCAGGACACAGTTCGATCCGGGCGGAGATAAAGTGGGATATACTTCTCACTTCGCAACGTGTCCGAATGCGGCACAGTTCAGAAAGGGGAAAACAGGTGAGAAAGATAATAACAGCTGATGAAGCCATTAGCTTGCTTCCGGATAATGATAATATTCACACCTTTTATAATTTGCCGATAGTACTTGTGGGAGCAGATTGGTCCAAAGAGGACATTATCGACAAACTAAAAAAAGTGGACACGATAGAGCTTACTGGCGAGATTGCAAGAAGAATGAATCATGGTCTGGCTGCATATAACAAAAATGCCAAACAATCGGATATTTTGTTTATCGAGACAGATAAAGAAAAGATTGATAGGTTTGATCCGCTGACAACGGAGGTGCAGGATGAGTAATATGGATATCCGTCTCATGGCCCACATGATCGAAGGAGAAATCAACCGGATGTGCGTCACGGATCAGCAGAGCGAACTGGATTGGATGTGCCTGTGTGCATTTGAAAACCTCGTGAAGCTGAGGAGCATGAAAAGAAAACAGTTATTTGTCGAGAAAAAAGATGTGTTCAACGATGATGTTCCACTCAACATAAAAACAAGCCTCGAACACTACAAACAGACGCTTGAGCTTATCAAGGGAATGAACTTAGAGGAGGAGAAGGATGACGATTGACGAGATTATCGAAGGATTGAAATTCACGGTTGATATGTTCATGCTCAATCCTTTGACGGGTGAAAACCTGACGAAGCTGGATCTTAATCCGTACAACCGGAGAGCCGTCGAAGCCTGCAACGGAGCGATCAAGGCAATTACAGAGCTCAAGGCCAAGCTGGAAAAGCCGATCCAGTTCAGAGTGATTGACACCACAACCGGCAAAGAACCGACAGAGGAAGTGATCTTCCAGCTGGCGAAACAGGGGAATCTGGTCTACTGCGATATCGACGGCTTCTATATTGGCGAAGATGGAGATATCTGTCTGATTGATGATTGTGGAAATACAACATGGTTGGATGGGGAGAGGTTCAAAGTGGAGGTATTGAGATGACGGTAGAAGCAGCAATCGAGAGCGTGAAGAAGGAATACTACAAGGCTTGCGCCTGTGAATGGGTGAAGGATCCTCTTTGCATCGCTCTTTATACGACCTGGAAGAAGGCAGACGATGAAAGAAGGAAGAAGGAGCTGATAGGAGAAAGGAGGGAGCATGCCACTGAAGGACATACATGATGCAGAAATGATTGGTACATTTCCGGACGGAACGACATTCGTCATAAAGGGTGTAGAAGCGGTTGACCTGACTCCGCAGGTCGAAAACATAGAAACCGGAAGAATAAGAAGAATTATGACGAAGCCTATTGAAGGAGAAATACATATCGATAGCCATTTCCGGCTTTGGCTCTCCTTCGCAGAGGCCGCCGGAGTTGATTTGAGGGTATATCCGTTCTTATCGAATAACTGGCTGAGGATGCATCATAAACCAATGAGGAGGAAGCACACCAGATGGAAAATATAACGGTAAAAAAACTGTGGCTGTATATACATGTGACCTGCGCCATCATAGCTCTGGTTTATATCTGGGTGGATACATTCATCAAGATAGTGAACGAGAACTCCGCCGTAACGGAACAAGTGGCCGAAGCGAACGTGCTGCCAGAGCGCAGCGAAATGAACCAAAACGCTGCCAAAAAGCAGCAGGCTATAATCGCCACGGAGGCTCAGGTAACTACGGAAAAGGTGACGGAACCGGTTACAGAAGCCACGGAAGCTGCTACGGAAACCGACAAAAAGTCGGAATCAGTAGGAAAGATGGTGTTCAATTCCGAGAGAAAGACAGCCGAACGGACAGCTGTTACCACCGAAGAGATCTTCGGAGAGATCAACGAGGACGGTTACGGCTGGGTGCAGCTTCAGTATTCGGCACCGTACAACATCTGCGAGAACCATCTGACGCACGATAACGGATCAATCAATGTCTATGGCCATCATGAGACCTGGTATTCAACCAAAGAGGCCGCGGGTCAGGCAACGGCGGTTGATATCCCAGGGAAGCATGTGGCCGATGATGGAACGATCCGGGACGAGGACGGATATATCTGTGTGGCCAGCTCTGATCACGACTTCTACACCATCGTGATGACGAGCGTGGGACCCGGAAAGGTGTATGACACCGGATGCAGCCACGGAACGATTGATGTCTATACCACATGGTAGGAGGTGACTATGGTTAGGATACGATACGGGAACTATTCAAAGCCCACACAGCATGTCGAAATTGAGTACGATTCCGACAACAGCAACGATGAAAAGATTGTTGATATGATCTTCGCTCTTGTGGATGAACAGCAGGACAGCTGCCAGAACTGTGAATATCTCCATACCGGAGCAACCTTCTGTGGGTACGCACCGACGGAATGCGACCTGCACGGAGTAAAAGAGGATCCTGACAATCCGTATCACGACGCAAGTATATGCGATGACTACAAGAGGAGGGACGGGAAGAACAGATCTTATCACAGAAAGGGGGAGGAGGATGAATATGAAAACAGAGAGTTTGATTGAGCCTCCGACGAATTTGAAAATCAAACATCCTGATTATCATGGGAGCCGTGATGAAATTGTAAGACTTTCCACAGAAGCCAGATTCGAGAGACGCATTAGACTCGCAAAGTGCTGTTGGGCGGTACCAAAGATGATGTTCAGGAGTGATACAGAATTTTTTGTGAAATGCTCTATATGCCAGAAAAGAACTAAGTATTACAAGCATTTGTACGAAGCAAAGCAGGTATGGAATGCAGCAATGAAGGAGGGTGCATATGGAAACAGATAATTTGATTAAACCTCCGTTGGGTGTTGAACCTGCGTTCATAACGAGCGTAACTCGGATCAAAGACCTATCGGATGCAATAAGCCGACAGTTTGATCAGCCGGTCGTTAATATTGATCTGATGTGCATACGAAAATGGGCAAAAGAGATAACGATGCAGTGTGATATCGTGATGGAAATAGGGCTGGATATAAAGATTGTGAAAGATTGTGGAGAATAAATATGCTGCACATCAGTGAATGCAAACGTAAAAATACCTGTTATGACTGCGACAATCAGAAATGCGCATTCCAGGGAAAGAAAGAAGCCGATTGCCCGAAATGGAAATGCGATAGACCTGACATTCTCAAATATGACTGTGAACACTGCGCTTTCATCGACGGGTATATTGAAGATATGAGGGAGGAATACCATGAAAACAATGGATGAAATACTATCATGCGGACGGATGGCGATGATAGAGAAGGGACCTGACGGTTTCAGCGCAATTATCTATATGGGAAACTTCGAGGGTTCTGTGATTGCCTCCTGGGGCGCCGGATGGGATCATGTTTCCATCAGTCCGAGAAGGAAGAGCTATACACCGTCTTGGTCAGACATGTGCAGGCTGAAAGACATCTTCTTCAGGGATGATGAAACTGTGATCCAGATCCATCCACCGAAGGACGAGTATGTGAACAACATGCCGAACTGTCTGCACCTCTGGAGAGCAAACGACAAGGAAATGGTTCTTCCTCCGTCATTTATGGTCGGATTGAAGAAAGGCCAGACGATGGATGAGTTGAAGAAAGAGACAGAACGATATTACAACGAACACGGATACAACTGGTAGGAGGAAAGTATGATCGAAATGAAAGTTGAAGATGATATGGTCAAAGATGAGAAGCTGGCCGAACGGCTCCGGAGGCTGATCTTAGAGTATGAGATCCGGATCGGACATCTGGTGGATGATATGCCTCACCATGAGAAATGGGGAGCAGGAGCATACAAACGGCATGAGCTGGCGCTCTGCGAGGAGTTCGTCGGGAAGCTGAAGACGGTGGAAGGAGGCGCCAATGGCAAATCTCAAGGTTGAGCAGACCGCCGACTGCTTCGGAACTCCGGTTGTGATCCTGACGAAGAAACGAGGAGACATCAAACGGTGGGAAGCCTACGAGGCCATGGAGAAGAACGGCCTTTTCGGCCACTATCTGATGGAACTCAATGTATCGGAGGAAGTCCCGGAAGGCTTGTATGATGATGGTGACGAGTGGGGGCTGTACGCACCGGAAGATCTTCTCGGAAGAAAAGCCGAGGAACAGTACGAAAAAGGCTATCAGGAGTGCATGGATGAACGGATGCCTGAATCACAGTGGGACGATAACGGGTACAGAGTGCTATGTGGTGCGTGCGGGCAACCAGCACCGAGGCATCCGCTGAACGGCGAGCTGGTTTGGAAGAGCAGAATATGTCCACACTGCGGTGCGAGATTAAATAACGGCGAAGATATGAAGCCGTTTGTGTAAGGAGGATGACGATGGAAGAAGATCTGAAAGATGCGATTGAGACGATCCGGCAGGCCACCGGCGTTATCGAGACGATCAAGGACACAATAGCCGAGATCGAGTCATACAAGATCAAGGCTGAGCAGGATGTAGGACTTGCAGAAACCGAAAAAGATGCTGCATACGATGATGGCCGCAGGCAGGCCGCCGAGGATATCCTGGCCATCATCAAAAAGAGTCTGAAACAGTAACCCAAAATAAGATTGACGAGGAGGAAACAATGGAAGGAGCAGAGAACGGACCGAACCTGGTAGTAATGACACCGGATGATCTGGACGAAACCATTCGGAAAGCTGCCGAGTCGGGGGCAAAGGTTGCAATTAAAAAGTTTGAGGCATTGATGAAGCAAGAGAGAGAACAGGCAAAGGATAGGCGAAAGCATAACACGGAGCTTCTCCTGCGCAACTACCACATGTTCAAACTCGCTGCGGAAAATGCAGTTTTCACTTTGGAGGAACTGGAAGAGGAGGAATCGGCAAACGAGATCCTGTCCGCCATGCTGAACCGGGAAGGACCGTCGGTCACGGTCGAGAGTATCCGGAGATCAGCGATCAAGACGGTCATCATTCTGAATCATATCGATGCCATGATCCAGATGTACCAGATCTACGCAGAACGGACAGGAGATGAAGTGCAAATGAGGAGATACGAGATCCTTATCGACCGGTTTATTGCAGATCCGGTTCTTTCTCCGAAAGAGATCGCGCTGAAATATAACATCTCAAAACCGCTGGTGTATAAGGATATCGAGGATGCAAAGGAAAAGATCGCCGCTTTGATCTTCGGAATAGACTCAATTCATTAGTGCGTTTATGGTCTATTCGTGGAAGCCACCAGTTATAAAAAAATTAGAATGACATTAGAATATAAATGTGCTACCATGTCAGCGTAAGATCCTTTCTTGTCTTAGCGACGAGACATTTTGCGACCATGAAAAAGGCGGGCCAGACCGAGGCTCGCCTTTTTCATTTCCATTGCTCCTTGTATACAAAATACAAGGAGGATACGAAAATGAATGTAGCAATCGGTGTACTGATCGCTTACACGGTTTTGATGATCGGAGCGACAGTGTTACTCACAAAGAAAGAGAATGATATCACGGCTTTCTGCGTGGGAAACCGAAAGGTGGGGTGGTTTACCTCGGCACTTTCCATCGCCGCGACCTGGATATGGGCGCCGGCCTTGTTCGTGTCGACAGAGAACGCCTATACCAAAGGCTTTGCAGGGCTTTTTTGGTTTCTCGTGCCGAACGTGCTATGTCTGATCATCTTCATTCCATACGCCAAGAAGATCCGCAAGGTTATGCCGAACGGAATCACTCTTTCCGGGTATATGGAAGAGAAATATAAGTCCAAAGGAGTGCGGAATGTATATCTGTTCCAGCTTGGAGCTCTGTCCGCATTATCCACCGGGGTGCAGCTGCTCGCGGGGAGCAAGATCCTCTCGATGCTTACTGGCATCCCGTTTTTTACGATGACGATCCTGATGGCAGTGATCGCCTTCTCCTATTCCCAGTTTTCGGGAATCAAGGCATCCATCGTGACAGATGGTGCCCAGATGATCTTCATGCTGATAGCTGCCGCCGGCTTCGCTATCTTCGGAGTCAAGAACGGCGGGTTCGACTCGCTCGTGAATGGTCTTTCCGGAATCAAGGGGGTTGGCGGTTCGCTTTTCGGATCAAACGGTATGGAAATCTTCCTGGGCTTTGGCCTTCCTACCACAATCGGCCTTCTCAGCGGACCGTTCGGAGATCAGTGCTTCTGGCAGAGAGCTTTCTGCTGTAATGAGAAAAAAATCGGCAGAGCTTTCTTCGTGGGTGCCCTCCTGTTTGGTATTGTACCGCTTTCCATGGGACTGCTCGGCTTTATTGCAGCAGGATCCGGAATGCAGATCGCAGATACCAGCGTGATCAACTTCGAAGTGATCTCAAATCTCTTTCCGAAGTGGGTGGTTGCTCCGTTCATTTTCATGATCGTGAGCGGACTGCTCTCTACAATCGACAGTAACCTCTGCGCCTTCGGGTCTCTGGTAACAGACATCAAGAAGGATGCAAAGGTAAAGCATACAAAGATCGCTATGATCCTTTTGCTGGTGTTCGGTATCATCGTGGCCAACATCCCCGGTCTTACCGTTACACACCTTTTCCTGTTCTATGGGACCCTCAGGGCGTCAACTCTTTTGCCTACGATTTTGAGCCTCCATAACGTATCGCTTACTCCGAAATCTATTATAGTTGGCGTCCTGCTTTCCCTGGGAATCGGCCTTCCGATCTTCGGCTATGGCAACATTGCCGGAATCGCTACATGGAAGACCGTCGGAAGCCTCGCAACCGTGCTTCTCTCCGGAGCTGCGGCATTGATCATATCAAAGATGGGAGGTGCGAAGCGTGAACAGAGTTTTGGGTAAGAAGCAGAACATAGCGAATGAAGACTGGATCCGCGCTATGGACCAGATCGAGGAGCTTGTCCCGAAGAAAGAACTCGATGCCAGGGTGAAAGCCACGGTGAAGGAGATCAAGGACAAGTGCAAGAATAAGCGTGCTGCCTACGCATGGAGCGCCGGTAAGGACTCCATTGTGTTAGGAAAGATCTGTGAAGCAGCCGGTATCCGGGATTGCGTACTCGTCAGAAGCAACCTGGAATATACGGCCTTCACAGATTGGATAGAAAGCCACAAGCCGGAGAACCTGACCATCATCAACACGGGACAGGACGTCGAGTGGCTGTCGAAGCATCCGCAGATGTTATTCCCGCAGGACAGCAAGATCGCCGCGCAGTGGTTCCATATTGTGCAGCATCGAGGGCAGGCAAGATATTACAAAGACAACTCTCTCGACATACTCATCCTCGGACGCAGGAGAGCGGACGGGAACTATGTCGGAAAGGGAGACAACATATACACCAACGGACAGGAGATTACCAGATACAGTCCCCTGGCTGATTGGACACATGAGGAATTGCTCGCATATATCCACTACTACCAGTGCGAGCTGCCGCCGATCTACGACTGGAAAAACGGGTACCTCTGCGGTACACATTCCTGGCCAGCCCGTCAATGGACCGGATCCACCCTGAACGGATGGAAGGAAGTGTTCGAGATTGAGCCTGCAATCGTAGCAGATGCGGCGAAATACTTCCCAGAGGCAAAAGATGTAGCCGAAGGCCGTGCATAACGCACCCGGAGACCCTGCTCTTTTGACCGTCCTGAGGCTTTTGAAGCCTAAACGATGAAATACCCATTAAGGGCAAAAACGGGCTAAAATCGCCACAGAGAGAGCCGTTTGCAGACGGCTGCCATTGCTCCTTTGAATAACAATCAAAGGAGAATCCTATGAAAGTAATCAAGATGAAGCTGGCAGACCTCCGAAAGCCGGAGAAGAATGTCAGAATCCATAACGACAATCAGCTGAAGGAGTTCGAGCGGAGCTTGGAGATGTTCGGACAGATCCGGCCGATTGTGATAGACGAGAACAATGTGATACTTGCCGGAAACGGACTGTATGACACGCTGGTAAGGATGGGAAAGACCGAGGCCTACTGTTACCGGTACACAGATCTGACCGAAAATCAGAAGAAAAAGCTGATGATCGCGGATAACAAGATCTTCAGCCTCGGTGTAGAAAACCTCGATACACTGAATCAGTTCCTGACGGATCTGCAAGGAGACCTCGATATCCCCGGATATGATGAGGACATCCTGAAACAGATGGTGGCTGATGCCGAAACCGTCACGGAACGGATCAACGAGTATGGGACACTCGATGAGTCAGAAATCCAGAGTATTCGGGAAAGACAAAGTCATACAGAAATGGCCCAGGCACAGCCCGGAGAGGAACGAACAGTAACCCCCGCCTCTCCGGGCGTTATTTCTGATCGCATCGAGGAGGAGAGGGACGAAGAGACCGCCGAGGTTAAACGCTTCGTCCTCTGTCCGAAATGCAGGGAGAAGATATGGCTGTAAAGAGGTGCCAGAGCAGTATCAATGTCGTGGAAGCTGCCGAGCGCAGGATCACGAATGTATTCCGGAACGGACTTCCGGTCTATATGTCCTTTAGCGGCGGAAAGGATAGCCTGTGCATGGCCAAGCTGATCGAGAACCTAGTCCAGAGGGGACAGATCGACCCGGCACAGCTGATCGTACAGTTCATTGATGAAGAAGCAATATTCCCGTGCATCGAACGCACCGTGAAGAACTGGAGAAAGAGATTTCTCCTGATGGGCGCGAAGTTCGAATGGTATTGCGTGGAATGCAAACACTTCAACTGCTTCAATGAGCTGTCGAATGATGAGACATTTGTACTATTCGACAGATACAAACAGGATGTGTGGATCAGACAACCGCCACCATTCGCTATAAGAAGCCACCCGATGCTGAGACCAAGGGTGGACGCATATCAGGACTTCCTGCCAAGAATTGACACAGACGGGATCGCAATTACCGGCATCCGGACAGCTGAGTCAATACAGAGATTGCAGAACATCGCAGCGATGTTCCGGGCGGGGAAGACCATGACGAACACACACCAGGTATTCCCGATCTATGATTGGACGAATAACGATGTGTGGCTGTATCTTCTGAACGAGCATGTGGAGATACCGGACATATACCTTTACCTGTGGCAGTCCGGAACGAGCAAAGGACAGCTGAGAGTATCACAGTTCTTCTCCGTAGACACGGCTCGAAGCCTTGTGAAGATCAACGAATACTATCCCGACCTCATGGAACGGGTATGCAGGAGAGAACCGAACGCATATCTCGCAGCACTCTATTGGGACAGCGAGATGTTCGGACGCAATACCAGCACACGCCGGGCGATGGAGAAAGGGAAGGAAGAGGACTACAAGGAGAAGCTTCTGGAACTGTTCAATAATATGGACACCTACTTCACAACGGAACACAAGAAGTATGTGGCCGAACGGTACCGCAACTTCTTCATCCAGGTATGCTCATTCGTGGATAACAAGGACTGCAAGATCATTTATGACGGACTCATATCCGGTGATCCAAAGCTGAGAAGCTTCCGTGCTCTCTATCAGAGGATATATGGCAAGTATATTTCTGAAGCGAAGAAGGAGGACGGAAATGGATAATCTCATGAAACCCTTATCTACCCTTCAATGGGTGGATCGGAATAAATTAAAAGCGAACGACTGGAACCCGAACAAGGTAAGCAAGCAGAACTTGGAACTACTGACACAGTCAATCCTAACAAACGGCTGGACTTTGCCCATTGTAGTACGGCCGGATCTCACGATCATTGATGGATTCCACCGATGGACAGTAGCAGGAAGAGAACCTTTAATCTCAATGCTTGGTGGGAAGGTCCCAGTCGTTATCGTTGAGCATGAAGACAGAGCAGAGGATATGTACGGCACAGTTACCCACAACCGCGCCAGAGGTACACACCTGCTCGAACCGATGAAGAACATCGTCAAGGAGCTTATGCAGGACGGCAAGAGCATTGACGAGATATCAAAGCAATTAGGCATGAAACCGGAGGAAATCTTCCGGTTGAGTGATTTCTCGAAAGAGGACTTCCTGAAGATGATGGCGAGCAAGAGAGAGTATTCAAAGGCTGAGTTTATCACAAAAGTGTGATAGATGACATAACACCTTCTCCAAGGGCTGCGGCGGGGGCGATGGACTCCCGCCGCCTTGCTATGCCGAAACAAAACGAATGATGATTTTGATGGAGAGGAGGCGAGCAGGTGTCAAGGGCGAGTACCGATCAAAGAACCAAGGCCAGGAAGATGTATGACCAAGGGAAGACTTTGGTCGAGATTGCCAAAAAACTTGGCGTGTCCGATGCAACTGTCCGGAGCTGGAAAGCGAGAGAAGGATGGGGAAAGAAGGACGATCCTGAGCCTCAAAAAAAAACCAAGGTAGCGTTGCAAATGAACTGCGCTGCCAACACGAGCGTTGCAACACATACTGCAACGGTGAAAAAGCGTAAAAGAGGCGGACAGCCAGGGAACAAGAATGCTGTCGATGGAGCAGGTAATCCATTACCTGTGAAACCTCTGAAACATGGAGGCTATTCCAAACAATACTGGGCAGGACTCGATGAAGAAGAGCAGAAGATCCTCGAAGAGATTAACGAGGATCCGATATTGCTATTGACGGAAAGCATAAAGCTTCTGACGTTGCAAGAGTATCGCCTCCGTCGAGCCATAGAAAAGTATCGTGATCAGCCTCTGTATGTATCCGGCACCATGACTTCCAAAACGCAACGGAAGTTCAAGGACGATGCTGAGCGTGAAGAGTATGAGAGAAGGATCCGGGAGAAGGTCGAGAATGAAGAACGGCTCCCAGGTGATCCGGAAGATATACAGACCTTCACACAATCGACTATCGACCTGCGGATCAGACTTCAAAAGGAGCTGACCTCTGTCACTAATCAGAAGACAAAGGCGCTGGCCGCACTCGCTCAGATGCAGAACGACAAGGAAGGCAATGCAGGAGATTCCGAGGCTATCAAGATATGGGCCGACAAGATCAAGATCATGCGCTCGAAGGGCGGTGATGATTGATGGATGCTGAGATTATTCAATTCATCGAGGAAAGTCTGACGATCTGGGCGAATGAGCCTGTGGTCTTCTGCCGTGAGGTTCTGGACTTTGAACCGGACGAGTGGCAGAAGGAAGCCATGAACGCATTGAGGGACAATCCCAGAGTGGCGATCAAGTCAGGCCAAGGCGTCGGAAAGACCGGTGTTGAGGCCTGCGTGCTTCTGTGGTTCCTGCTATGCTACCCGGATGCCCGTATCGTGGCCACAGCTCCGACTAAGCAGCAGCTGCATGATGTCCTGTGGTCCGAAGCTGCCAAGTGGATGAACAACAGCCCGCTTCTGGCACATCTCGTCAAATGGACGAAGACCTATATCTATGTCAAAGGCTATGAGAAACGCTGGTTCGCAGTAGCGAGGACAGCAACAAAGCCTGAGAATATGCAAGGTTTTCACGAAGACAATATGCTCTTCATCATCGACGAGGCTTCCGGTGTCGCAGATCCGATCATGGAAGCAATCTTCGGTACTTTAACCGGAGCAAACAACAAACTGATTATGATGGGAAACCCTACGAAGGTGACTGGTGCTTTCCACGATGCCTTCACGGTTGACCGATCCATATATTACTGCATGACAGTATCCTCCAGAACTTCCCCTCGAACCAATAAAGAGAATATCGCATCGCTCGATAGGAAGTATGGCAAGGATAGCAATGTCGTGCGTGTCCGTGTAGACGGAGAGTTCCCAGAGCAGGACGATGATGTGTTCATCCCGATCAGCTGGATTGAACAGAGCATCAACACAGAGCTGTCCGATAAAACGGCCAAAGCCCTGGGAGAGTATATCGACGAGCGAGGCCTGCGGCTGAGACCACAACCGGAACAGATAGAGGTTGCGGAGATCGGCTGCGACGTTGCCCGTTATGGAGATGACAAGACCTGCATCGGCTATCGTGTCAATGAGGCCGTGAGGATCTTCGACAAGTATAACGGGCAGGATACCGTGTGGACATTCTCCCGCGTATGCGCCTGCTATCGACACATTAAGGAACGGCTCGGATACACCGGACCGGTTGCGGTAAAGGTCGATGATGGCGGTGTCGGCGGCGGAGTGGTTGATCAGCTGGTATCCATCAAAAAGACAAATCCGTTCTATACAGACATGCTTATCATGCCGATCAACTTCGGCAAGGTAATCAAACATCGAGTATTCTACGATTCCACATCCTACATGATGGGAGTGCTGAGAGATGCGATTGCACCTTTTGACGATGCCGGGAATGAGAGAAAGCCGACAATCGTCCTGCCAAACGACAATGATCTGGTTGGCCAGCTGTCCGTGCGGAAGTATTCCTATGTGTCGAATGCGAAGGTCAAGGTGGAGTCAAAGAAGGAAATGAAGGACAGAGGGCTTAGTTCCCCGGATGAGGGGGACTGCATACTCCTTGTGGTGCTCCCTGTCCGATACAAAAAAGGACTGAAAGGAGGAAACGATGGAGGAACAGAAATCTCAGCGCCAAGTGGGCGTTAAGCTGATCAAGAGCAAGTTCGACAGGTACGAAGACCTTGCTCCGAAGACGATCACCAAGAGCGACACTTCGGAACAGCTGGAGGAAGCACAGACATACGCAGCCTCCGAATGGATTCCTCACAGGATAGATATGCGAGGCCTGAGGTTCCTGGTTGAGCACTCGACGATCCTGCCGCAGTGCATCCGGGCGTACAAGAACAACATCGCAGGCTTCGGGGTTGAGGTTTCCTACAACGGAGACTTCGACGAAACACCGGAGACCAAGAAGGAATGGGATACCTTGCAGAGGATCCTCGACCTGCTCAACTTCGATATGGATACCAAGGAGATCTTCGAGAATGTCATCACGGCATCGGAGACATACGGTATCGGATATCTGGAAGTGCTGCGGAACACGGATCAGGAGGTTGTCGGCCTCGAGTGCATCCGTGATGTTCCGTCAGTCGATATGACCTATCCGATTGATCCTTTCATCGACCAGGAGGTTTCCTACAAGGGTGAGAAGGTCACACGAAAGAAGCGGTTCAAGAAGTATAAGCAGACCATAAACGGACAGACCAAATACTTCAAAGAGTTTGGAGATCCCCGGATCATGGATATGAGGGATGGAACCTATATTGATGAACACGGGAAGCTGGAACTCGGATATCAGGCCAACGAGATCTTGGAGATCAAGGTCGGCGCCGGATACTATGGCACTCCCAGATGGTTAGGTGCTTGTATTACGATCGACGGTGCGTATCGTGCCGAAAATCTGAACAACAACTACTTCCGGAACGGCCGGCATACTCCGCTCATGATTATCGTTCGAGGCGGTACACTCACCGATAAGGCTTATGAAAAGCTTCATGAGTACATGGACGGTATCAAAGGCGAGAACGGCCAGCACGCATTCCTGCTGCTGGAGACTGAGCAGAACGAAACGACTGTTGACTTCGAGGGCGGCACACAGCCGGGCGTCGAGATCAAAGATCTGGCATCCATCCTCCAGAAGGACGAGCTGTTCCAGGATTACCAGGAGAACGCAAGGAAGAAAGTACAGAGTGCTTTCCTGCTCCCGGATCTCTATGTCGGATACACCACAGACTTCAACCGGGCCACATCCCAGACAGCGATGGAGGTTACGGAGAAGCAGGTATTCCAGCCGGAGCGCAATCGTCTGGCGTGGATCCTAAATAACAAACTTCTGAACGGTTACGGGTTCAAATATGTGGAGGCGGTCTTTGCTGAACCAGACATCACGAACCCGGACGATATGATGAAGTTGCTCAATATCTCCGAACGTGCAGGTGGTTTGACCATGAATGAGGCGAAAGCTCTCACGGCGGAGGTGCTCGGTAAGGAGGCGGAGGAATATCCTGGTTCTTTCGATATGGAGGACATCGGGAACATTCCCCTGGCTCTCATTTCCAAGATGCCGGCAATGTATTCCTACGGCTATCAGGGCACCGGAAACCTCGGCGTGGATGGACGGCTTCAGAACGCTATGCAGGCGGCAAGCGAGCTGACGGGCGGGAACAAAGAGAACCGTCCCGATGGCGATCCCGAGAAGGATGCACAGGATGTGAATATGGACCTCGATACACAGAGGAACAAGACCACGGATCAGCAGCTTGACAGCCAGATAGCAAAGGCTGCATCGAATGGTGATGATGAGGTTGTGGCCATCATGAAGGAAGTGAAGCGCCTGCTCTTAGAGATGGGTGGTGGTTCTGATGAATAAACCTACCTGCAAGGCGTGCTCAGCTTTGGCCAAGGCCATAGATGCCTATATCGCCAAGGTCGATGATGACCTGGAAGGAGAACTGGAAAGCGCAGGATATGCCGAGGCAAGCGAGAGTGTGGCCGGAGCGAGTGTTCTGGAAGAGGAGATTACGAAGATCCTCGGAGATCAGAGCGAGGCTTTGGCCGACCTGATCAAGAATGCCGGTTCCCTGGAAAAGGCAAAGGCGCTGCTCGATCAGTTCTTCGATGATGATGAAACACGGGAGAAGCTGGAAAACCTGTTCAAGGAGTATTTCTCCGATCAGCTGCTCGATCTGGCCAACGATTACATCAAGGAGAGTGACGGTCAGCTGGTGGTATCAACTCTCCGGGCAAGGACAACGGCATGGATCACGAACTGGTCCGGTCAGCTGGCGAACCTCATGCAGCTTACATCCAAGACACAGATGGAAACCATATTGCAGAATGCCTTGGATAATGGCGAGAGCGTGGAAAGCGTCCGGCTGAAATTGCAGAACGCAGGCATCCGGCAGGAGGCATACAGAGCGCGGACGGCATCCCTCACGGAAATGCTGAGAGCGCATAGTGTGGCCCGTCAGGAGGCTATCATACAAAGCCCTGCGGTAGACAGGAAGCAGTGGAGACATTCGGGAACGGCAAAGATCAAGCCCAGAGAGAACCATCAGGCGATCGACGGCCAGATCAAGCCGAAGCGTGAACCGTTCGAGCTCACAGGAGCAGACGGCGGGACATATTACCCGATGTATCCGAGGGATGACACACTCCCTCCGGAGGAATCTATCAACTGTCACTGCGTCCATCTTCCGATTGTCGATGATGATGTTCTGGCCATGAGCCTCGAAGAGCGTCAGGCTCTTCAACAGAAGATCATCGAAGAGGATGATGGAGAATGGGAGAAGGAACTCGATGCAAGGAATCGAGCCCTCTCCGGAATAGATGATGAGTAAGAGTCGCAGAAATGTGACTCTTTTTCATATGCGGAGCCGTCCGTTAAACGGCAAATAAAACATAGGGAGGTGCGAATATGCCGCACATCGAAAAGGCGTATGCGTTAAGCGACGCAAAGATCCAATTCGTTTCCCTGGTTGATAAGGCTGCCAACAAAAGACAGTTCCTGATCACAAAAGCAGAGAAAGGCTCGGCCACCTTCCAGTCTTACGGACGGATCGTGAAAGCCGACAGTGACTCCCATTATGTCACCGGGATCGTCTACGAACCCATGGCAGAGGACACTGACGGTGAGTTCATGACCGCAGAAGAGATTGAGAAGGCCGCACACTGGTACATGAAGAATGCCGGTGATGTCGATATTCAGCATTGCTACGTCAAGGCTGAGGGCATTGATGTGGTTGAGAGCTATGTTGCTAAGAGTGACATGGACATAGATGGCACCCCTATCAAGAAGGGCACCTGGCTCATGACAGTCGAGGTCGCTGATGCCGCCGTATGGGAATCCATACAGAAAGGCGAAATCACAGGCTTCAGCATGGGCGGACTTGCCACAAGATCGGACGAGGATGTTGATCTGAGCGCGGAGGATGTCGAGAAGGCGGAGGATAGCGGCGAAGCTGCTGATTCCCTGTTCGGACGGATCACCAAAGCGATCAAGGATGTATTCAGCTCCGAGAAGAAAGCTGTGGCAAAAGGCGAGGTGGCAAATCGGTACAATGCCGAGGTCAAGGGGGACAACCTCTACACGGCATGGTATGCGCTGCGCGAGACTCTGGAAGGCTATCAGTATAACGAGTCCACAGGAACCTGGGGATGGGGATACACAGCTGATCCGGACAAGATCCGCGAAGCTCTGTCCGATTTCTCGGCCATCGTAACCAAGATCCTCACTGCCGATGATATCGTCGGTGAGATCGAAAAGGCAGCAAAGGAGGCTCCGGTCCAGAAAGCCGGAAAGTCTCTCAGCTCAAAGAACTACAACGCACTGAAGACTATCTGTGGCAACCTTCAGAGCTTCCTTGCAGAGTTTGAGGACGGGTCAGACGACGCAGAGGCCGGGGACGCAGGAGACGGTGCCGGAGTAGAGAAAAGCGACAAAATGACAAAGGAGGAAATCGAGATGACAAAGTCAGAAGTCGAAACCCTCGTTACTGAGGTTGTTAAGGCACAGCTTGAGCCGATCACTCAGCAGATTGCTGAGATCACCAAGGCAGAGCAGCCGGAAACCAAGGCCGAGGAAGTAACCAAGGATGGCAATGACGAATCCAAGGCTGATGACGTCACCACAGACGTTGTTAAGAGCGTTGTCACAGAGGCGCTGAACGAAGCTCTTGCACCCATCACCCAGCAGATCGACGCCATCAAGAAGTCGAGAGCCCTTCCGTCAAATCTGAATGACGGCCCGGACTCAGAAGTAACCAAAAGTGATGATACCCACTATCTTCACGGAATACTGTAAGCAAGGAGGAAAACAAAATGCCTACGACAAATGCTGAAATCCTGAAGGCTGTCATTGACACAGCCAGCGTAACTCATGGCCTTCTCAATCCGGAGCAGGCATCGAAGTTCATCCGTCAGACCTTCGATGCAACTACTCTCCGTCCGCTGATCCGTCACGAGATCCGGAAGGCTAAGACCGGCGAGATCGACAAGATCGGTATCGCATCCAGAATCCTTCGGGCTAAGACTGAGAACACCGATGATGGCTACCGTGCAAATCCGTCCTTCGGGCAGATCACTTATGCCACCACCGCAGTTCGTCTGCCCTGGGAGATCACCGAGGAAACTCTTCGGGAGAATATCGAGGGACAGGGCTTCGAAGCTCTTGTAACCGATCTGATGACCGGTCAGCTCGGCCGTGATCTGGAAGATCTTGACCTGAATGGTGATGAAACCAATGCAGATGACTTCCTGAAGATCAATACCGGCTGGGTTAAGCAGATCGAGACAGACGGCCACGTTGTTGACCGTTCCGGCATCGACGGCGGCGCTATGAGCCTGGATGTGTTCTACAAGGCGCTCGGTGCTATGCCGAACAAGTACAACAACGGAAAGCTCCGCTGGATCATGAGCCCTCACAGATACCAGAACTGGATCTATCAGCTGCTCAATGCTGCTGTATCCAAAGGTGGTATCATCACCGACAACCGCATCGAGAACCCGGCAGCGATCCCGGCTATCGAGTGCGCTTCCATGCCGGATGACAAGATCATCCTGACCGATCCGAAGAACCTCATCGAGGTTTCTACCTACGGTGTGCAGATCCGCAAGACCACCGAGGGCAAGGAAGCCATCATGCAGGATAAGCGGTTCTATGTATGCCACCTCGACTTCGATCCGATCATCGAGGAGACAGACGCAACCGTTATCGTCAAGGGTCTCGCTTCCCTCAACTAAGGAGGTGCCTTATGCGGCTTAAACTGATCAAAGGTAAGTCGTACACCGGTATCGTCCATGCAACAGCTGAAAATCCCGTGATCGAAGTAGACGAGGAGGTGGGTATGATTGCACTCAACACCGGCTACTTCGAATCACTGGATGTGGCTGCTCTGACGCAGGAAGAAGTTCCGGATACGGCAGAAGATATCGAGGAACCCGAAGAGCCTTTGCAGTACGGCGGAAAGCATCTGCTCGAGATGAACAAGTCCGAACTGGAGACTTTTGCGGCTTACAAAGATGTGAACATCAGAAGCTGCAAGACCAAGGCGGACATCATCAAGGCTCTGAAGAAAGCCCTTCCGGCCAGCGAGTTGGAAGGCGAAATCTACTACGGAAGCCCTACCATGGTGGAGCTTCAGGAAGAAATCTTTTAAGGAGGATTAAACCATGAATCTGACAGCAAGCAATTTCGGCGAGTGTGGTAACGTGCAGGCCTTCTTCGCGAAGAAGGTTAAGTACAACGACACTGATATCGCTACAAAGGAAGCTGTGTTTGTTGCTCCGGCAGACATGCTCATCACCCAGGTTGGTGTTGATGTGACCACAGCTTTCAATGCAGGCACGACCAATGTGTTGACCATCGGAACCAACAGCGATGCAGACAACATCTGCGGATCTTCTGATATCGCTGAGACCCAGGGCGCAAGCACAAAGGCTGTATTCGTTAAGCTGGCAAAGGGCGACAAGGTCTATGTGAAGTATGCACAGACCGGAACCGCAGCTTCTGCCGGTGTAGCTGACATCTTCTTTGTTGGCACCCAGATCCCTGCGTAAGGGGGTGAAGGCATGGCATCAAGACCGTGGGTCACGCCTGCGCAAGTGAAGGCATATACCGATCTTCCGGATGTGGCCGCGAGGACGGATGCCAAGCTTGCCATTGATATCCAGCGGGCTGAGGCTTACATCATCAAATACTGTCATCAGGATTTTAGCGGGGAGGAATACACAACCATCCCCGCTGATGTAGCCACTGCGGATATCATTCTCTCCGAGTATTACGCTCACAAGCAGGGTAGCATCGGGAAGTACAAATCAGAGACCTTCGATGACTGGAGCTACACTTCCGGGGAGTCGGAGTATCTGGTACAGACGCTTGGAATTGACGGATTGCTGGATCCCTATGTGGAGACCTCGGCATCCGGTAAGTTCAATATGCGTCTCAGGAAGCTGTAAGGAGGTGGTCTTATGGCTTGGGAGGATATGCTCAACCACAAATGCGACATCTACCATGTTGCCAAAAGTACGGAAAGCCTTGGATACGGAGTGTCCGATACGGAACATTTCAGTTATCCTGCGACCGCTGATGAAGCCGATGTTTCCTGTCATTTCCATATCAAGACAGGTCAATATGTGGTAAGCCAGACGGAACCGACAAACAACTATGATGCTCGCGTGAAGTTAAGCCTTCCGTTCGGCACAGACATTCGGATCAATGACCGGATCGTGTCGAAAGAAACCGGATTCGCATACATAGCTGAACTTCCGAGGGTGATACGAAATAACCACCATATCATCGTATATATCAATCGGGAGGACAGCGTGAAGGAGGCGGTATAGATGGGACAGTATATTTCCGTCAATGTATCGCAGTTGAAGGAGTTTGCAGAAAAGCTCACAGCGGCTGGGGCCGGAGATCTTCGCAAGGAGTTCGAGAAATGGCTCGATGGTATCGGTATGGAGTTCCTGCGGATCGTCAGCGAGGAGATCATCCGCCGCAAGGTGGTAGACACTCGACTGCTCCTCAACTCCTTCACGAAAGGCAATGCCGGAAATGTGTGGACCGCAAGCGAAGGTGGCCTGACTTTAGAGGTCGGCACCAACGTGGAGTACGCACAATGGGTCAATGATGGCCACAAGCTGAACCCGCCTGGTGTGGATAAGCGGTGGGTGCCTGGGTATTGGAACGGAGACAGATTTGTTTACCAGCCCGGAGCCAAAACCGGAATGCTATTAAAACAGCAATGGGTTGAGGGCAAGCACTACTGGGAAGCTGCCGTTCGGATCATCGATCGGATGCTGCCGACATTGATCGAAGCAAAGTTGAACCAATGGCTCAGTAAGTATTTTGGAGTGTGAATATGGCACGGAATATCAGTCCAGAAGTAGCCGGGTTCGTGCACTTCATAGATGCGCTGAACCTCGGCTTTGCAAAGTCCTATTTCGGGGAGGTGCCAGAAGGCTTCGCGACACCATCCATCTACTACCCGCCACCGGAAAGAGAGAGCCTTCCTTTTTCGACAGGATCCTATCAGGTCGAGTATGCCTTGTATATCAAGGTATTCGATAAGGACAGTCTTTCATCTGACTATCTGGCGGAGCAGATCACAGATGCGATCATGACAGCCGGACGGAAGATCCCCACATACGACGCGAGCGGTGTCAAGGACGGACACTGGTTCCACGTTAACGAGTGTACGGCTCGTAACATCGAAACGGGTGTTACGCAGATCTACATCACATATAAGGTGCAGAGAGGCTACTATGAAGAGCCTGTTACTCCGGCAATGGTTATCCACTATGCCGGCCTGCCTACCAACATAGAGGAGGATTCCCAAAATGAGCAACAAACAGAAGGATAGTGCTCCTGCCAAAGAAGCCGCCACGGTTGAGAAGGCAGAGGCACCGAAGGTTGAAATGAAACCGAAGTTTCCCCTTGCCACTTTAAGGGCAGACTCGTACAAACTGTTCGGAGTATCCACATCGACTTTCGATGGTGCGTTCTCCGAGTATGACGGTGAGGACGAGCTTCCCATCAAGGAAGCTGGGGACATTATAAAGAAATGGCTTTCAAAGGAGGTAAAGTGACATGGGTGGAACATTCACTGGAAGAAAGACCCTTCCTGGAACTTATGTGCGCTATAAGTCCAAGAAGACCACATCCCCCGGGAGTGCTGTAAGAGGTATCGCTGTGGTACCGCTGATCGGCTATGACTGGGGCGGCGCAAGCGCAGCTATGGTCAGAATCGACTCCGATTCTCCGGATGCGAACCTGGCACAGATCGGCCGTTCGGTATATGCCGACGATGCCAATGTGCGTCTGATCGCTCTGGCGCTGGAAAATGCAGAGACCGTCTATGCATACATTCCGGCTTCGACCACAAAGGCAACAAAGACGGAGACTTTCTCCACCAACAACTCCCTGACCGTAACGGCTAAGAAAGGCGGAACCAGAGGTAACGACATCACCGTTTCGGTTGTTGCTCGTACGGACACAGGCTTCGACGTTTCCGTTCTGGTTGACGGCGTAGAAGTGGAGAAGTATGAGAAGGTGGCCAACATGACGGCAATCACCGCTCTGGAGAGCGAGTGGGTAGATGTCACCGGTCAGGGAACTCTCGGTGCGGTTGCATCCATGGTTCTGACAGGCGGTGCTGATGTTACCCCGACAGCTTCCACATGGACGGACTACCTCGACGCTCTCGAGGGTATCACCTTCAACACAGCCGCTGTTCCGACAGACACCGCTTCTGTTCAGTCCGCAGCAATCAGCAAGGTTAACTCCATGCGTGATAATGCCGGAAAGACAGTTCAGTTCGTAATGCCGAACAATGCGGCCAACAATGTCGGCATTATCGATGTCTCCAACAGCTTCGCATACAGCGATTCCGACCAGCTGACCGTAGGTCAGGCCTGTGCCTGGGTTGCCGGAGCTGAGGCAGGAGCTGACAAGGTTACTTCCAACACCTACAAGGTTGTTCCGAATGCTGACCGTGTGGTTGGTGCTCTGACCGTTGCAGAGCAGGAAGCAGCTGTTAAGGCTGGCCAGCTGTTCTTCATCACAGACGATGCAGGAACCGTTGTTGTATGCTATGACATCAACAGCCTCGTTTCTCCGTCTGCTGATCAGGATCTCAGCTACCGCAAGAATCGCGTTATCCATACGCTCGATTCCTTCGCGGATGACCTGAGACTGAACATCAAGCCGAACATGTTCAACAACAACGACGAAGGATGGTCCCTCATGGAGGGTATCGGCCGCAACCTGCTGATGCAGTACCAGGCTGACAATGCCATCATGAACGTCAATCCTGAGGAGGACTTCTTCGTGGACAAGACCAGAACTTCCGGTGATGAGTGCTACTTCGAGGTAGGCATTCAGCCGGTAGACTCCGCAGAGAAGCTCTACTTCACGATCAATACACGATAAGGAGGGTTGAGAGATGGCAGTTAATAAGAACGGAATCAGCCTTCGCGAGGGCTCCATCTATATCGATGGCAAGAAGGTTGCAGAAGCAGCTACGCTCACCATCAACTTCCAGCCGGAGGTAGCCACTCACCGTGTACTCGGTGAAAAGGGCATGAACCGCCGCTGGATCGGCAGGGACATCACAGGTGCTCTGACCGAGTGGAAGTCCACCAAGTGGCTCACCGAGAAGATTCAGCAGTACGAGAAGACAGGCGCTACTCCGGAGCTGAAGATTCAGGGCTACCGTCTGGACAAGAACTCCGATTTCTACAAGAACACCAAGAAGGCAGAGACAGTTACTCTGACCGGTGTTGTTCTGACCGGAGATCTTCCGCTGATGGCACTGGATACCGCTGGCGAGCTGGTTCAGCAGACCGTCAACTTCGGTGCGAAGGACTGTTCTATCGCGTAAGCGGCAGATGCAGCAGAAAAGAAAACGGCTTGTCAGTGCCCCTGATAGGCCGTTTTTCTTTTTAATGGGTATTTATATCAAAAGCGAAAAAAAGAGCCCGTACGGTCAAATGAGCGGGCACAGGAAAGGAATTAGGTGAACTCTATGGCTAACTCAAAACTTGCGAGATTTATGAGGCCTGAAATGAAGGCCGAGACGATCATTGATGTAGTGATCAAGGACAAAGACGGGAACGATATGCCTCTGAAAGTCAAGAGGCTGACACAGAAGCGCATCTCTGAACTGAGGGATATCTACACCACGAAGAAGCCTGCGTATGACAAGAACGGCAATCCGCTTGTTATGAACGGCAGGATCGTGTGGTCCGAAGATCGTGATGTCGAGAGCTATTCCCGTATGCTCCTGGTTGAATCACTGGTAGAACCTCAGCTTGACGATCCGGAACTGATGGAGTTCTTCGGAATCGATGATGTGGTAGACATGCCCGGTGCGGTCTTCACACCTGACGAGATCCGGCAGATCTCCGATATCACTGGCAATCTGGTTTCCTTCCGGAGCCTGGAGGATGTCAAGAAAGAGGACATTGAAGAGGCAAAAAACTAATTGAGGAGACTCCGGGAAGCATAGCGTGGTGGATGGCCTACCTTTTCGTTAATTACGGGGTAGCGCCGGAACGGTTCTATGAGATGGAGCCTCAACTCAAAGCATTCTATATAGCAGCAGCGAAGTATGCGGAGGAAGATACCGACATACTGATTCACAGACGGATTATGTAGCGAAAGGAGGAGATCATGGCCAACCTGTCAGTAATATTCAACATGGTCGATAACATATCCCAGAAGTTGTCGGGCATGGGACGGGAGATCGGGAATGTGGCCGACTCCTTCGAGTCGATTGAAGACGCATCAGATTCCGCTTTTGATTCCGTATCGGACGGAGCGGACACGGGCGAAAGGTCGATGCAGGAGTTCGCACAGAGCATTGCGGACGGTATGGTGGAAACTTTTCAGGAGATGGCCCAGGAGGCTGGGCTTTCCGAAGATGAGATAGAAGCCACCATGGGAGAGCTTCCGGACTTCTTCAGAGGCATCGGGGACGGCATGGAACAGGAAATGTCGGTACTGGATGCAGCTATGCAGAGATCCGATAAGGAAGTGAAAGAGCTTGGAAACGAGTTCAAAGAAACAGGTAGAAAGGGCAAGGAGTCCGGGGACGATATGAAGAGCGCCATGCAGAGCGTGGAAAGCCTTCTCGCCGCCGGTGGAGTGGTGGCTGGCCTTCGGAAGATCGCCGGAGGCTTTGCAGAATGTGCCGAGGAAGCCGAAAAGGTGGAAACGGCCTATGCAAAGCTGGAAACCATCGCCGGATCCAACTCCATGCCTCAGCTGACATCACAGATTCGTGATCTGTCATCCTCAACCGGGATAGCAGCTGCTGACCTGGCGGACGTTGCTTACAATGCAATCTCCGCCGGTACAGCGGTTGAAGACTCCGTAACCATGGCAGGAACAGCCTCAAAGCTGGCCACCGCCGGTTTCACGGATACATCATCGGCTTTGTCAGTGCTGACAACAGCCATGAACGCTTATGGAGATTCCGCAGGATCCGCCATGGAGATTGCAGATTCCCTGATCACGGTCCAGAACCTCGGTGTAACCACCGTCGCAGATCTGTCCGCTAACATGGGCAAAGCGATCGCAACGGCATCCGCTTACAATGTGGAGCTGGGCAATCTGGAATCTGCATACATCAGCATTACCAAAGCCGGTATCAATACGGCGGAAGGAACGACCTACATATCGTCCATGCTCAAAGAACTTGGTACTGAAAGTTCAGATGTGGCCAAGACATTGAAAGAGGAAACCGGAGAATCCTTTGCGTCTCTGATGAAGCAGGGTTATTCACTTGCTGATGTTCTGAATATCCTCTATACCTCCTGCAATAACGATGCTACGGCTCTGATGAACCTGTGGGGAAGCGCCGAAGCCGGAAAAGCGGCCAACGCTATCGTTTCCCAGGGATTGGAGCAGTTCAACGACAATCTGGTTACATTGCAGCATAGTGCCGGTGCAACCGAGAAAGCGTATGAAACCATGGCGGACACAACCGAGTTCGCCCATAACAAGATGAAAAACTCCCTGACCAACCTCAAGGTGGCATGGGGTAACAATTTGAATCCGATGCTCGAAGGTTTGTATAAGGCCGGAGCAGTCATCTTTGACGGCATCGCAAATCTGGTTGAGAAGTGCCCAATCATCACAGGTCTTGTCACTTCGATTGCGGTTACTGTCGGGATCCTGGCGGCGGCTGTCGCAGGCTATACCATCGTAACGAAGATCGCAACGGCGGCAGAGGCGGCATATACCGCTATGCTCGAAACATCAGCTGGTGCCATGACATTGAAGATCGGTCTAATCGGCGCGGCAACAGCTGCTATCGGTCTCCTGATCTACTCGATCATGTCCTCCACTGAAGCGGAAGAAGAAATGAGTGCCACTACCGAGGATATGAACAATGAGCTGGCAGATCTGACGCAGAAGCATGAAGAGGCGGTTGCGGCCTTCGGCGAAACATCAGCTGAAGCACAGGAACTGGAAGGCAGAATGAACGAGCTGTCTGAGTCCATCGAGAAGAATGGCCAGACCTTGGAAGAGTTCTACGATTCCATAGACACTCTGGTTGATGCGCATGATGAGATCGTCAGCAGCTTCACGGCTGTTCGGGATGAGGCAGAAAAGAACCGTGTGGCATCCGGAAACCTAATCAATAGGTTGAAAGAACTGTCTACGAGCACGGATAAGTCCTCAAAATCCCAGGGCGAGATGGAAGCCATCATTAAGCGGTTGAATCAGATGTATCCGGAACTCGGCATCTCGATTGATGATGTCAATGGAAGCCTGGATACCATGGCTGCGAAGATCGATGCCGTAAACGGTGCTACAAAGCAGGCTGAGTACGAAGCTGCACAGCAGGCATACGCAGACCTGATCGCAGAGCAGACCGACCTCGTCAATAAGCAGAAGGAAGCTGAGTATCAGCTCCAGAGAGCAAGAGAAAAATACTCGAATCAGGGTGCCATTCAGGGCACATGGAACGAGTTATGGGGATCCGGTGCAGTAGCTGGTCTTGAAGATGCACAGGCGGCATACGATAAGATCACGGCCGCAGTTGAGGACAATGCAGTTCAGCTGGAAGAAGCCAAGAAGATCATGGAACAGTATCAGGATCTTACGACAGGCAATTCCGAAGAGATGGTTCATTCGTGGGATGCGGTTTCTATTGCAATCGCAAACCAGAAGGAGAACATCGAGAAGCTGGCTGAGGATTATCAGAAAGCATACGATTCCACTATTTCGAGCATTCAGGGACAGTGGAAGGCATGGGAAGATACCATTGACGGAGTAGAAGGACCATGGGCCCTGTGGGACAAGGTCGAGAAAGCCCAGAAGGTATCTCTCGACAACATGCAGAAGAACATGGAAGATCAGCTGAACTATTGGAACAGCTATCAGGACAATATCGACGCTCTGCATGAACGCCATATCGCCGGGTTGGATGATATGGTGGCCGCCATTGACGATGGATCTGTGGAAGCTGCTGCATATCTGGATCAGATGGCCACAGCTTCGGATGACGAGCTGAAGAAGATCATCCAGTCTTATCAGGACCTCCAGAATGCGCAGGATGTATCGCTGGACGATATGAAGCGTGGAATGCAGGACCAGATGAAGTTCTGGCAGGAATATGCCGACAATTTGGAAAACCTGCACGGCAGAAATATCGCCGGTCTCGATGCCCTGGTTGCAAGCATGGACGATGGTTCCGAGGAATCAGCGAAGTATCTGGCACTCATGGCCAAGGCTTCCGACGAGGAGCTGACGGCTATGGCCAAGCAGTATGAGTCCTTGCAGACGGCTCAGGCGCAGACAGCTGATGATATGGCTACTCTGGCTACGGACTACGATGCAAGGCTCGGCGAGATCGAGGCAAGCTTCGCCGAGACCGTGAACAATATGAACATGGAGGATGAAGCATATAAGGCAGCGTGTGCAACATTGCAGGGATACATCAACGGCATTAAGCACATGCAGGACTATGCGACATCTGCGGCGGCGGCTGTTAGTGCCGCTGTAAACCGAGAGCTTGGTGATACAGGAACTCCGAGCACTGGCGTTCCCGGTCATGCAGAAGGTACTACCTTCTCCGAGCCGTTCTATCTGGCTGGTGAGGAAGGTCCGGAGCTGATCAAATCCGGTGGAGGAGATGTGGTATTCCCGCATTCCGAGACGGAGAAGATCCTCGAGAGCCTGGACAACCATCGGGAAGAGAACAAGGCCGTAACGGACATGAGCCAGCGGAACACAACGAACTACACAACAGTTCTTCCGGCACCGAATCAGCCGGAGAATGTTTCAAAAACCATCACGCTCAATATCAACGGATCCGGTTCTATTCAGTTGGATCGGAATGTTGACAAGGAGCAGGTATGGGATGATGTAAAAGATACAATCAAAGATAAGCTGTATGAGATCCTTGCGGATGAGATCTACGAGGGTTCTGATCAGGTGTACGAATACTAAGGAGGGCTGGATATGGCAGAGATGTGGCTGTGCTATGACTCGGATAAGAAGTCGATGCAGTTTCCGGTTCTTCCGGAAAAAGTGACAATTCAAATGCCATCGAAGGACGAGAAGGTGTACGTCTACGGAAAAGGCGGCACCCTTCTCTCCAAGATGCCGGATGCAAAGGTTATCAAGTTTTCGAGCTTTTTTCCGAAAAAGCCGTGCCAGGGATGTATCAAGAACCCGATATCTCCGGCGGACGGAGCTTCTTTCCTTTCTGCGGTGGCACATTTGACGGTGCCGGCGAGGTTCATCTACTGCGGAGGCGGTGGAACATCCCACGCTTTCCCTTGCAGAATCTCCTATGAGCTGGACGAGCGGGGTGGTGATCCCGGATCTGTGTACTTCACCATCACAGTAACGAAGGTGATCTCCACGCAGTATCGAAAGATCAAGATGAAGACCACGAGCCTGACGAATACGCAGACGAAGACCAAGGCAAAGACCACTGCTGCAACCACGGGACGGACAAGCACTAAAGTACAGCCAAAGACGTATACCGTAGTCAAAGGAGACTGCTTGTGGAACATTGCTAAGAAGTATTACGGGAACGGAGCAAGATATACAGACATCATCGCGGCGAATAAGAACATTTTCTCTGGAAAAAGAGCAAATAGCACGGTGATCTATGTCGGTGATGTGCTGGTGATTCCGTAGGAGGTGGCGATATGGCAATGCAGTTGGTTATATACAATGCCTCCGGTTCCTGGGACTTCACCGATATGGTGAAGCAGGTGGTGTGGAGCGGAAAGAAATCCTCTGCTCCTCGGACTCTGGAAATGACGCTGGTGGATGATTACGATCGGCCGAAAGCTACGATCAGCATTAAGACCATCGAAGGATGGACGGTGCAGATGTTCCTCGACGGAAAGGAGCTGTTCCGCGGGATCATAATGAAACAGACGATCACGCAGAGCAAGGAGAACAAGCTGAAAGCCTATGATGTGTGCGTTTATCTTTCTAATTCAAAGGACAGCTTCTCATATGAGAACTGGACGGTCAATCAGATCATCCGGGATTGTATCAAGAGGGCTGGTCTGATCCAGGGAACTGTGGTCGGATGTGATTTCAAGATCAAAAGTCTGAAGAAGTCGAAGACCACCTATTTTGATGCCATGTGCGAAGCGATGTCAGCTGTCTATAAGTCCAAGGGCGAGAGGTATTACATCCGGGCCACCGGTCGGACGGTTGACTTCCTGCGGAGGAAAGAAGAGGCAAATCAGTTCGTGGTCGAGTTTGGTCAGAACCTGACGGGATACAGTTACACGGACTCCATCGAGAAGATCAAGACCAGATACCGTGTGTACAACAAGGAAGGCAAGCTGGTAAAAGAGGAAATCAACAGTGCTCTGGAATTGAAGATAGGAACCTTCGCCGAGGTGGATACAGTGGATAAGGATTACACCGAAGCTTCTCTGAAAGAGATGGTGAAAACCATGATCGAAGAGAGTGGATATCCTCAAAAGACGCTTTCCGTGAGCGCTATCGGCATTCCGGAGATCATTTCCGGAGGGTGTCTGTATGTGGTGATCCCGCATCTGGGATTGAAACAGACCTTCTATGTGGACGAGGATAAGCACACATTCAAAGGAGAAGCACACACCATGAGCCTGAAGCTGAACTTTGCGAAGAACATCGATGCAGCAGGATAGGAGGGCGTATGGATAATTTTGAAGGAACGAGCCTTTCTGAATTGATTGCCAGAATATCCGGAAAAGCCAGGATGCCGGTATCTATCGAGACCGGAACTGTAACACAGGCCAGTCCGCTGAAGATCACTCTGGAATCAGACACGAAGATTCAGCTTACAGCTGTTGATCTGGTTGTTCCGGAGAACATGAGAGCGAAAACAGTATCAGTCGGAGGTGTGTCCGTTACGATCCAGAGGGCTTTGGCCAAGGATGACAAGGTCTATATGCTGTGCTATGCGAACGGCAAAAAGTACCTTGTTTTGAGCAGAATATAAGGAGGGAGGCTATGGAACTTGCTGAAACAAGCCTGGTTCTCGGTGTGGATATCATTGAGGAAGAAACGAGCGAGAGGACGAGGACATACAATATTGACTTCGAAAATGGCAGGATCTACGGCTTCTGTGATGGCCTCGAAGCATGTAAGCAGGCCATGACAAAGATCCTCCTGACGGAGAGATTCAAGAACCTCATCTACTCGGATGAGTACGGATCGGAGGTTCTGGACGCATTCATGGCGGGCGGTTTTTCGGATGAGTTTCTGGAAACCGAGATCCCGGCGCTGGTTACGGAGGCACTGATGGAGGATGTCCGGGTGCTGAATGTGGACAATTTCAAGTTGAATTTGAAGGGAGATGAGGTCGACATCGAGTGTGATGTGACCACCATCTACGGGGACATAAGGGTAAAGGCGGTGATGTAATGTACGAAAACGAGCAGAGTGAGGACTATTGGAAGGCCATAGCCGAGGATATGGGCGAGGCACTGAATGTTGACACCCGCGAGGGCTCCGTCTACATGGATGCAGCCGCCGGACATATTCTCAGAATAACGAAGTTCTACAATGACCTGACGCAGTTGCAGACGATGTACTCGGTCAACACGACCTATGGAGACATCCTGACGGAAGCAGCTGCACGGGATGGTATCAACCGGCATCCTGCGACACCGTCCTATTGGAATGGAGTCTTTGTTGGTGCCACACCTCCGAACGGGACGGTGTTCCTGTGCGGAGAATACTATCTGACATGGCAGGCGGTTGGAGATACAACGCTGCTGGTGGCGCAGATTTCCGGCGCTGAAACGAATGATCTTGTTCCCGGTGCTCAGCTGATCCCGATGGAGAACATCGAAGGTCTGACTTCTGCTACTCTCGGATCACTTGTGACAGCCGGTGTGGATGAGGAGAGCGACGATGCCCTCCGAACCCGATGGAGAGAAGCGAAAGCAGGTCCGGCAGAGAACGGAAACAAAGCTCACTACAAGAAGTGGTGTGAGGAAGTCCAGGGAATCGGCCGTGCGAGGATCCTTCCCCTGTGGGGTGGTGAGAATACGGTCAAGGCGGTGCTCTTTGCAGCTGACGGCTTCACGGTCACGGATACCTTGGTCGAAGAGGTTCAGGAGTATGTCGATCCGATTGTGGACGGCTACGAGGTCGAGGTTGAAGGTACAACATACACCTTCGGTGATGGCATGGGTGAAGGCGTGGCCAACATGGGAGCCCACTTCCTTGCAGTGTCCGCTGAGGCCTGTAATTTGACCGTCTCGGCCACTATTACGCTAAAGAGCGGTTGCACTATGGAGCAAGCGGAAAACGCTGCTACAGAGGCAATAACAGCCTATCTGAAAAACCTCGCTTTGAACACATCAGAAGATAGCCAGGAGGTTGTCCGAATCAGTATGATCGGATCTATTTTGACCGGATTGGAAGAGATACTCGACTATGAGAACCTGAAGCTGAATGGCGGCACACAGAATATCACAGTCGATAGCGATTCCGTAGCGGTCCTGTCGGGGGTGGTGTTCAGTGCTTGATCATGATGTTTTTTACAACCGGGAACGATCCGGTTACGAAGAGATAACGAGCTACATGCCCCGCTTCTGGAGAGAGATCCGGGAGATGGATGCAAACAACCGGTTTGCAGGAAGAACTTTGGATGATGCAGCTACGGCCATGGAGAACTTCGTCAGGAACTGGTTCTTCGACACGATGGACGAAGCGACGCTGACCGATTATGAGAACTTCCTCGGACTAACGGGCTTCGGCATCCGGAGCATTCAGGACAGACGAAACCTCGTGAAAGCGGTATGGATAGCCGGACAGAAAATGAGCCGTCCTCGGATCAAGGCTCTTGTCCGTGCCTATCTCGGATGCGACAGCGAGGTTCATTTCACACACATATTGACGATCAATCCCCTGGTAACAGATCCGGAAAGCACTCTCTACATTTGGGAGCTGCTGGACATCCTGCACGCACAGGTTCCGGCACATATCTCCTGGGAACTGATCACGGCCATAGCCTACGGAGGCGGAGCGAACATCAGCGTAGTTTCCGTCCGACACTGGATATATCCGTTCGAGCTTTGCGGCACGAATCCCGATGTATCCACGCTTGGTGAGGTCATAGAGGATGACATCCTCGTGGATACTGATGTAGAGACCTACGGCTATCCTCACACATCGACAGCTGAAACGCCTGCCGGAACGAGTCCTGATATCAGCACGGCAGGAGCTTATATTTCAGATGGCGTGAATGTGAATACAGCCGACAGTTCTAATACATACGATGTGCCTGTGGCACAGGACGATTGATGAAAGGAGGATGGCAATGGGTTGGACCGCAGACTTTCTCACTAAGCGTCGGAAGGCTTGGCTGAGAAGAATAACCATAGCCCAGTATTACACTAACGGCTCATGGCTCACAGGTGCGATCACCAAAAAGGAAGTCTCTGGAACGAATCTGATCATTCGTTTTGAAGCAACCGATGGTGGGAGCACAAGCATCACGAAGTTTCGGCTGATTGACGAGGACGGCAGCGTAGCATACGAGGTCAATGTCAACATCCAGCGGAATACAAGTCGAAGGGGAGCACTGCTCGAGGTGGTGTCCGCTTTGACAGCAACATAAGGAGGTAGGAGATGGCTTTTATTGATCCTTTGATTTGGGTGGATGACTCTCGGGATCCATCCAACGCTTTTATGGTGACAGATGGTCCGGGAGGTACAAAGATAATTGAGCGTGCCGGGGCTGTGATTCAGCAGGGCACGCCGCAGAGTGCTGCGAACTTCAATGCTATGGAGAATGTCGGATATGGAGCTCTGGTTATGGCCAATGTTCTTGCTCAGGAGTCGAAGCAGCATCAGAGAAGCATTGCAGCGCTGAATGAGGAGTTTGTCGGACAGGTCGTAGAGGTTACTATGAATAACACGCTTAAATATCCGTTCAATGACTCCAAAAAGACGGTGGCCATCACGACGAGGGACAATCTCGACTACCGAGTAGAGGTGGAGGTTGTTACACCGGTGAATAATATCGGCGATTTCGTGATCACGGACAAGCAGGTTAATGGATTCAAGATTGAGTTCACGGGATCTGCAAGCCAGGTCAAGGTTCGCTGCTACATCACAGGAGGTGCTAAACTCTATGGCTAATATCATTATTAAGAGCGAGGAACGGATCGAGCGCGAGAAGCAGACACTTCGGGATTACGGAATCAATCCTGAGAGAGCCTCTTCCGCACAGAAGGAACTTGCAGAAGCAGTGAACAACGGAATCAATACCGCATATTCTGAAATGAGGAGGAATTGAAGATGATCGTAATCAACGTAAACGAAGGCCCGAAGATCGAGTACGAAGTATCCGGTACGAAGATCACTTTTGACGATGAACTGATGCTCAACCTGAAGAAGTATGAGCAGGACGATCCGGTCAGCATTGATATCTGTGCAGATGTCAACGGAAATCTCGGTACATCTCCGGCATATAGATATGTCGCACAGATTGAGATTCCGGCTCGTGAGTATGAAGAAACTGAAAGCAACGGAGAGACCACGAGAACTGCGGTGCCGTTCGATATGGACAGATGCACCCTGAAGCTCTACTCTCTGGAATAAAAGGAGGATACGTCAATGGGAAACTATGATGAACTGAAAATGGCCGTCGAGATGCTTTCCGGCGGTAAGAACACGGTGCTCCTGGATGACGTAGGTCTCCCCGGGATCTATGTCATTGTTCCGAAAGGGTATAGTGGAAATGTTATCAAGGATGGAGATACCTCCAGAGTACATCCCGCTTTCAAGGTTGATGGCGTGGAAAAAGACAAGTTCTATTACTCCAAGTATGTGAACTTCATGTACAAAAGCAGAGCCTACTCGCTGCCGATGAGAACCGGTGCTGTATGGGTGAATCAGGCAAATGCCAAAGCATACTGCACCAACAAAGGCAAAGGCTTCCACCTTTCCACGATGCCTGAATGGGCTTACATCGCTCTGTGGGCAAGAAAGAACGGAACGATGCCGCATGGTAACAACAACTACGGAAAAGATGCAAACTATCAGTATGAGACCGGTCAGGCCGGAACGGTTGAGGGCAATGGAAAAATCAATCAGATTCTCGGAGGATCCGGACCTGTTACCTGGGCACATAACCATCAGAACGATGGCATCTATGACCTGAACGGAAATGTGTGGGAATGGCAGGATGGTATGAGACTCGTAGATGGCGAGATCCAGATCATCGCCAACAATGATGCAGCACAGGGCGCTGATTGCGATACCGGTGCTACGTCTACTCTGTGGAAAGCCATCATGCCGGATGGAACCCTGGTTGCTCCCGGAACAGCTGGTGCGCTGCACTATGACTGGCTGAACAGCAAGATCACTCTTTCGACATCCACTACGGATACGACAGACACGGCAAGAAATACTGGTTATACCAGCTTCGAGCTTGCTTCCGGAGTGAGCTGCCCGGATCTCATCAAGGATCTGATTCTTTATCCTGATGATCCCGGCCAGGATTACGGCGGAGATACCAGATACACGAACCACACCGGTGAGCGTTTGCCGCTCTGCGGCGGGAGCTGGTACAATGGCGCCGTCGCCGGCGTCTTCTTCGTCTATCTGAGCTTTCCCCGCTCGTTCGCCTACGCCCACGTCGGCTTCCGGTCCGCTTTTGTTGATCTGTAATCTGACTTACTGTGTTCTGCTTAGGGCGGCGATAGCCGCCCTATAATTTCGGGCGTGATAGATTATATCGAATAACGATATTTTATAACAAAACGACCAAAAACTATCGAAAAGTGATACAATCTACGGCGTAGCGGTATGAATAAAGCGGAGACGGATGGAATCATGGAAGAACTGAAGATTCTGCAAAAGACTTTTGATATGATGAAGTATGCCTATCCGTCATTGCTCCAATATCCGAAAAGTGAGCGATTTGCTCTCTGCACGGATATCAAGCGGTGCATGGATACGATCTTGGAAAGGATCATCGAGGCCAACAAGAAATACTTCAAAAAGACTACATTGCAGGAGCTGGATGTGGAGATTGAGAAGCTGCGAACCTACATAAGGCTGTCGTATGTGCTTGGATATCTCCCCTTGAGGAAGTACGATCTGTGGTCCGGCATGGTAGACGAGATCGGCCGCATGTGTGGCGGTTGGATAAAGTCAGCTCAGAAATAGGGAATAGGATACAGCGTTTGCCGATCTGCGGCGGGAACTGGAACAATGGCGCCGACGCCGGCGTCTTCTACGTCAATCTGAACAATCCCCGCTCGAACGCCAACGACAACATCGGCTTCCGGTCCGCTCTACCCCACCTTTATTGTCAGATACCGTGCGCTCACGGGCACACGGCCAGCACACCGGGGTAAAGGATCCTGTTTCCTCGCTGAAAATGCGAAAAATCGTGTAGGCGGGAATGTTCGGCGTTCTGCCCTGCAATGATCCGAGAGGAATAATCCGTCTATGATTGATGATGTATTCGACAAGATCATATCCTTTGAGAACATCCATCAGGCTGTCAAGGACTGTTGTACCGGGAAAAAGCGGTACCAAAGTGAAGTCCTGACCTTCTGGGGAAGACTGGAAGAAAACATCCATGCCATACAAGAGGCCTTGCTCACGCAGAACTACCCTCCGGACACATACCACTACTTCTATGTATATGAACCGAAGCTGCGGAAGGTTGTCTTCTCTGATTACACCACCAAAGTGATTGCGAGATCCATCTACAATGTGATGAATCCGATCCTTGGCCGGACATTCATTGATGACAGCTATTCCTGCATCCTGGGAAAAGGTCAGCTGGCAGCGATGCAGCGCCTTTCCGGATGGATAGACTATGTGAACAAGAGCGGAAAGCAGTGGTTTTACCTGAAGCTGGATATCGAGAAGTTCTTCTACCGGATCAATCAGCAGAAACTGATGGACATACTTCGGAAGAAGATCGCTGATCAGAGACTTCTGGCGGTGTTGGAGCATTATCTCTGTGACGCTTCCATGGCTTTCGGCCTGCCTCTCGGCACCAAGAGCCCTATGGATGTGAAGCAGAATGAAATGCTCTGGGATGTCGGAATATCCATCGGCGGCGGTCTTTCCCATCTGTATGGAAATGTCTATCTGAACGAACTGGATCAGTATTGCAAAAGAGATCTTCGGATCCATTACTACATCCGGTTCATGGACGATGTGATCATTCTTTCAGATGACAAGAAACAGCTTCACTACTACTACCACCTGCTTTCGGAGTTCATCGACAAGAACCTGGCGCTCCGGTTCAATCATAAGACTGCGATCCGGCCGGTTACTCAGGGAGTGGAGTTCGTAGGATATCAGATCAAGCCCGGAAATGTAAGGCTTCGGAAATCGACATCTCTCCGGATGAAGCGAAATCTGAAGCACAGAATGGAACAGTATCGAGATTATAAGATCGACTTCGCAAAGGCAAACGAGACGGTCCAGAGCTACATAGCAATGCTGGATAACTGCCACACGGACGCTTTGCGGAAGAAGATCTTCGACAATTTGGTATTTACGCATAACAAGGAGACAGATGATGGTTGATGGTCAGAGTGAAAATCTAATGGAAGTGGTTGAGCTGTATTCAAAGCTCCTGAAAGAGCAGGACGAAGTAATCGGATGGCTTGTGGAGCAGGTCAAAAAGCAGGCCTATGAGATAGAGCACTTAAAGACCATCGCCGGTATTGAGATCATAAAAAAATAGCAGCACAAAGCTAAGAGCCTTCGGGCTCTTTTTTGTTTGGAGGGAAAAATGTACGATTTCTTGTTTAAGGTAACGGAATGGCTTCTTGGTGGAAAGGGCTCTCTGGACAGGCTTGCAGATGCGATGTAGGAGGCGATTGAAATGACAGTTAAGGATATCATAATGACGATCGGCCTCGCAATATTCGGAGGATCGGGAATCGTGGGTATCCTCTTCATGTTCATCCGCAGATATATCGAAAAGCGGCTTACTGCGAGGGAGGCTGAGGATAAGAAGAAGAAAGAGCAGCGTCTGAAGCGCATCAAATTGGAGGACGAGATGATGCACTGCCAGGGGCGGCTGATGTTCTGGATGCATAAGGCGATCATTACCGGAGATCACAACGGAGATCTGGAAGAGGCCTTTGAAGCATACCAAAATGCTGAGAAAGCGAGGAAGGATCTGGACAGGGAGATTTTGGCCGAGAACGAACTGGAATAGGAGGTGATCCTATGCCGCCAGATATGGATTTCCTGGATAAGCTTCGGCTGGCGAGGTGCTACCTCTTAGCACAGTACGAAGAAACTGACGAAGAATTTGATAAGAGCTGTATAGCAACATTGCAATGGCTGGTAGAACATACGATCTCCGAGATCGAGTTCCGCCGGCTTTTTTAATTTGGTAAAGGAGGTGTCCTATGAAACTGCCTGACAAACTCTATGACGTCCTGAAATGGCTTTGCCTGATTGCTCTGCCTGCACTTGCGACCTTCTACGGAGTGATCGCTAAGATCTGGGGACTTCCCTACGGAGCAGAGATTGTAACGACCATCACGGCCGTGGCTACGCTGATCGGTGCTCTGATCGGAGTATCGACCATCGCTCACAACAAAGAAACCGAAGGAGGTGAGGACGATGGCGAGGCAATATGATAAGTATGATGACGCTCACCCGCCGCTTCATTGCTTTATGCATAACAGCACCTGGTACAAAGGAAGCACGGAAAAGTTCGTCCCCCTTGGCTTCCTGATCCACGATACCGGCTGCGATAACGACACAATCCGTCGCTACTGTCAGCCCGACGATGACGCTCCGAATCGAGATGAGCTGTTGAAGATCATCGGAAAAAACCGGAACGGAAACGACTGGAACCATACGGCAAAGCAGGCCGGTCTCAACTGCTGGATCGGAAGGTTGGCCAACGGCAAGGTGGCCACCGTACAGGCCGGGCCGTGGACGAAACGTCCCTGGGGATGTGGAAGCAAGAAAAAGAACGGCGTGTATTACTCGCTCAACGATACCCATATCCAATGGGAGATCTGTGAGGATGCCAAGAAGGACAAGGCTTACTTTGGTGACTGCTACCAGGAGATGATCCAGCTGATGGCCTACCTCGCCAAGAAATTCAACATCAATCCCCACGGGACGATCAAATACCGGGGAATCACGGTTCCTACAATCGTGTGCCACTGGGATTCCTACAAACTCGGATGTGGTTCCGGCCACTTCGATATCTATGACTGGACCGTGATGTATGAATACCTTGGCATTCCGAAGAGTTCGGTCAATACCAACGATCCGAACAACAAGATCATGCAGAGGATCCGGGACGATGTGGCCAAAGCTATGGGAGATCAGCCGCAGCCTACTCCGGAGCCGAAAACTCTGGATGGATACACTGTGGGCAAGGATTACCAGGTGCTTACAGCTGACGGCCTGAATGTCCGAACAGCTGCTACCACATCCTCGACTATTGTCTCCGCTCTGAAGAAGGGCACAGATTTCGAGTGCAAGGCTCTAACACATGATGATGCCGGGAATACCTGGATGCGGATCGAGAAGCCTGTGGCCGGATGGGTGGCTTGCATCTACAAAGGCCTGAAATATGTCGGCCCGATCGGCTGGTATAAGGAAGGCCATAAGTGGTACTACATAGACGGAGCAGGTGATCAGTACAAGAACCAGTGGCTCAAATACAAGAACAAGTGGTATTACCTCGGAGCTGACGGTGCTATGGTTCTTGGATGGCAGACCATCAAGAAGAAGGACTACTACTTCTACGATGGAGAGAACGATGGCCACATGGCAAGCGCCGAGTGGATCGAAGGCAAGTGGCTGGAGAAGACCGGCGAGCAGACATACCCGTATCGAGGCGAATGGAAGAAGGATGCCAAGGGCAAATACTTCCAGGATGAGTCCGGCTGGTACGCTAAGAACTGCACGCAGAAGATAGACAAGAAGACCTATACCTTCAACAAGAAGGGATATCTCGTGGAATAATCGGTGATATGCAGAGCAATATTCTGCTTGATCATATCTAATTCCTTTCACCCACCTGGGCCGCAAACCCAGGTGGGGCTTTTTTTATTGCAAAAACGGCTTCTATATGCATGATTTTGACACTTTGGAGGCGCTTATCCTGTCAGTAGATGACATTTTCATAGGGATATCACAGCGATACAATATAGGTACACCGGTTTCTCTCGAGAGGGGATACCGGAAAGGAGGCGGAAATTGTATCGAATTTCGATAGAAACTAACCCTGATGAAGATAAAATAACATGTTTAAGACAAATGGGTTGTATGGTGTTAGAATCTATCGCAAAGGAGCAATGGCGCATGATAAGGATCTTTCTATCGTCAATCTTAGGGGAGAAGAGAATAACCCAGGCGGAGCTGTCTCGGGAGACCGGGATTCGGCCTAACACGATCAATGAGTTGTACCATGAGTACGCTGAGAGGGTCACGCTGAAGCATTTGGATGCCATATGTAAATACCTCAATGTGGAACTGAGCGACCTGATCCGTTATTTCCCGGACGAATCTGAAGAGGCAGAAGCAAACCGGCGGAAGTGATCTTTCCCAGGCTCTCTGGAAGTGCTGCAACATTTCCACCATCATCAAAAGAAGAACGCAGGTTGTGGTAGGCCTGCGTTCTTTTTATGTGCTGTTTGGTGTCAGATCAGGCGGAATCTTCGTTCCGTCGGAAGATCTCTGCACTCCGTTGCATTGAACCGGAGGGACTTGTTGAAGATGTCGAGATCGAGACCGTTCTCCAGATAGCCTGTCCGTACCACATCGATGTAGTACATGGACGGCCTTCCGGGCTTAGCGGTCGGAGAGATGATGTAGATCATTCCCTCGATCAGGCCTCTTCCTGTCTTCACGGTCACGGTATCCTTGTAGTAGAATGTCGGATAGCCTTCGTACCGATCGAGAGCAGCTTCGTCGCTCGGCTGTATCTCCCAGACAACGATCGGGACCGTATGGCCTTCGCAGGGCACCACTGAGGCGTATGAGCCGGTCTTACTGCCTCTGTACACCAGTCGGTAGTCCGGCAGGACCCCTCGAGCATAAACCTTTGCGGTAGGGCATCTCCGCGCCATCTGATCAATGTGCAGGTTGCTTCCGTATGCCACATAGAGCCTCGGGTTATTCGTTTTAAGCATATCGTTATTCTTCATATTCATATTCTCCTTTCTATTTCCACTGATCCACGATCTCGCCATCACCGACGGGATTGTATGTGCCCGTCGGGAGCAGCTGGCCGTGTCTCCATCCGTATTCCGGCTCCAGCCTGTATCGAACCATCGTCCAGAGGTTTCCCTTTGCTCCGATGCAATAGCGGTACTGATGCGTGTCGATGAACATCAGCTGACGGATCATCTCTCTGCGGGTGTTGAGATCCAGCCCTTCGAACTGCTTCTCGGATAATTTCAGTATGATTCTCATATCTTGCTCCTTTCCCCCGTCATGCCGATAGGTCAGCCGATCTATGCTATGCAGCTCTGCTGGTCATTCCTGCTGACTTCTTCAGAGGATCCATCATCCAGAGGCGGCAGGTCTTGAACTCGTCCCCGACCAGTCCGAGGCGGTGGGTGAGCAGGTTCCGCATGATGGTGACTTTCTTCTCTGCGGTGTATCCGGCCATCGAGTAGTACCGAGTGGTTTCTTCTGCGGTTTCGATTGCCCATCCGGAGAGTGCCAGACAGAACTGGATGTATGCCTTTACCTTGCCGGCGTGGAGAGTGCTGTTGAAGAGCCTGAACTCTACGGTTCCCTTTGAGAAGAAAGCGTGGAGGTTGAGACCGTGGTACCTGGTCGGGTTGTAGTGCTCGTGATTGATCCCGCCGTAGTAGTTGTCATTTGCTCTGGAGTACCAGAGAGCTTCCAGGTTCGTTCCCTCGCGATCCTGACGGAAGGCTTCGTGGAGCTCCTTGCTGACCTTGTGGCACCATCTGTTGGCTCTGTCCCCGATCTGGAGGCTGTCATAGATGAGGTCCTGACGGTTTGCGAAGAACTCAACCAGCTTCTTGAGGGACTTTCCGGTGTGATCCTTGCCGTCTACATGGATGTGGATACCGCAAGATCTGTGGGACTTAGCACCTGCTTCGCGGAGGTTCCGGATGATGGTCTGGATTGTTTCGATGTCTTCGTACTTCATGATCGGAGTTACGAGCTCGACCTTGTACTCGTCGATGTATTCCTGCGTTCCGTCGTTTCTGACCGGATCGATGCTGGAATCTCTCATGACCTTCCATACTCGGCCATCAGGAGCGGTTATCTTGCGGGTGTGGTAGCAGTTGCACTCCGGAGAACTTACTCTGCCGTTGATGGTCTTGGCTACGATCTCGGCTGCCTTTGCTCTGGTGATACCTGTCATCTCGATTTCTACTCCGTATCTCTGGGTTTTGATCATTGTGTTTTCCATAGCTCTTTTTCCTTTCTTTGAATACCTTATATAGTGGTTTGACTGTTGAGGTGGTACTACATATTGTGTTTTGCTGTTGTAAACATATTACCATATCCACACACAGTGTCAATACCTTTTTATGAAAAACTGAAGAAAATTATTGAAAAAGTGAATTGAAACATTGACAAACGAAAGAACAAGGGTTATAATAAGAAAAAACAGAGGTCGCAGAAATCACAAGATAAGGAGGATTTGAATATGAAGAGAACGAGTGCACAGAAAGCAGCAGGAGAGATGGCGATTAGAGGAATGAGCGCGAAGGCTCAGGACTTTTACAGCGGAACGGATCCGCTTGCGGTATATGAGTATGATACGGAAGATGGCAAGCGGTATGATGTAACCGGATGCCTGGGAGACAGCGAAGGATTGACCTTTGAGGAGCTGCAAGAGTTCTTCGAGAGCATGGCCGATGAGCTGGCAGAAGATGAAGAGGAAGAGGAGGAAGCAGGCCTCACATACATGCCCCTGTGGATCACTCTTACAAAGAAGAAAATGACAAAGACCGAGCTGGGCAAGAAGGCCAACATCGGACCTGCCACCGTCAGCAAGATGGTTCGGAATGAAGCAGTCAACCTTGGGATTCTGATCAAGATCTGCGACACTCTCCAGGTACCACTCACCGAGGTTGTGGAGTACACTCCGAAGTCCCGTCCGTGAGATTGTACCACCAGATAGACGAAAAATCACTCGTGAGATTATTATGAGATTGTTTGCAAAAATTATCTCGGAAACGAGAGAGAAAAAACCGCAATTTCCCGTGATTTTATAGACGAGAGAACACGAGAAAACACCAAAAGTACAAAGTCAACCAAAGAATATGAGTAGGTAACAAAAAGCCGGGAGCCCTTATTTTATGCGGGCTCCCGGCTTTTTCTTTGAGGCCGTGAGATTATTATGAGATTGTTTTGAGATTTTTTTTGCATTTTAGCCCTCTAAAAGGGCTTTTTTCTTTTACTCATCTGACGATTTTTCAATCTCATCATCGGCAGATTTCAAGCTGATCTCATTCAGCTTGTCGGCCAACTCGACATCCTTTTCCGGATAGAGATGTGAATACACATCCCAGGTCGTTTTCACAGATCTGTGTCCAAGCCTCTGTGAGATCTGTTTGATGTCGAATCCCAAGTTGATCAGGAGGGCGGTGTGTGAATGCCTGAGATCGTGAACACGGATCTCTTTCACGCCTGCCTTTTTTGCGCACCTATGAATCATAGCATTCACTGCATGTTTTGTGAAGTAAAATATACGATCCCCCGGTTCATAGCCGAAGAGCTGGCCGGTGTAGTCCTGGATCTCCTCATACAGCGATTCAGGTATTGTGATCACTCTGGTGCTTCCATCCGTCTTGGTGGAGAGGAACACATCCTTCTTATCAATAGTGGCAAAAGTCTTGCTGATGGAGATCTTCTTATCCGGAAGGATATCAGCTGCCGTGAGTGCCAGAGCTTCTCCGCTTCTCATTCCGGTGTAGAACAGAATGTTGAAGAAGAGATGGTATGCCGGATGTTTGACCACTTTGATGAACTGATCGAACTCGTCCTTCGTCCAGAAGGACATCTCCTTAGCTTTCTGCGCTCCGATCGTGCCTACCAGCTGACACGGGTTCTGCGCGAGGTGGTAGTGCTTCACGGCATAATTCATGATGGAAGACAGCTGCGCATGGATGGTCTTCACATAGGTAGGTTTATACGGCTTCCCGTCCTCATCCCGGTAGTCCAACAAGGTATTCTGCCATTTGATGATCGTCACTGTGTCGATATCGCACAGCTTCATCTTCTCGAAGTAAGGCAGGATCTTGTCGTTGATGATATAAAGTTTGGTGCCTATGGTCGTAGGCTTCACCCTGGGTTTGAGGTATTCCAGATAGTTAGCCACTAAGGCACCAAACCCTATATTTGAGGAGTTTTGGAGGGTGTCGAGGAACTGCCGCTCGAAAGCAGTTGCATCACCTTTGGTTTTGAAACCGCGCTTGACGGTATGCTTCGTCTCGCCGGTCCAGTCTTTATAGTAGAGAGCCACATACCAGGTGCCCCTCTGCTTGTCCTTGTATGCAGGCATCATAACCTGTCCTTTCTACTTCATTGTCGGAGTTACGCCTTTGACGGTTTCTTCCATCGTCCAGTTTGCAATGTCCTTTCCGTGTGCATCGCTCTTGTTCAAGAAGAACCATACGATGTGGAGATAGTAATTGTCATTTGTAACATCTTCGAAGATGGCCTTTGCATCTGAATAGGAAGGTCTTCCGGAAACGAATACTCGATATCCCATACACTTCTTACCGTCCCTCGCATATTCCTGCGTAGAGATTACTTCGTATGAAATTGATACTTTTTTTTCGCTCGATTTGGAACTGGCATTTCTTATGAGTGTGGCCACAACGTAAACCACTGCAATCACTACGAAAATGATGATGCAGATCTTGAAGGTTCTCCTTACGCTTTGCTTATTTTTCTCAATTTCTTCCGGTGTCAATTCTTTTCCCATATCTTCTCCCATGGCCACGCTGCAACATGGCTTATTTTTGCTTACGAAAGCCCCGGTACCATTCGAGGCTGATTATTTTGCCGCGGCAACCTTTGGTAAGGGCTTATGATCATGGACCTCGTCGTACTTCTCGAGACGGAGAGTTTCTTTGATTTTCCCTTTGATGATGTCTTT